AAAAAGCTGCCCGAATCTTAATGGGGGCTTATTACTCATCTGGGGAGCGGGGGTGTCCATCGCTTCAACAGATTGTCGAAAAGTTTTCTCAGGCTGGAGCGATCACGCCGCCTAAAACTGTTTCAGGTGGGTATGAAACAAAGGCAAATAGTGTAGGACATTTCGTAGTCTACAGGAAACCAGACGGTATTACTCGGTACTTAAGCAAAGGTGGCGAAGAGCGTACAAGTTGTTCCCGCAATAATCTTGACGGGACTGGTGGATACTTCCGCACAACATCAGACGCTGAAGAGGCTATCGCGGCCCATAAGAATCGTGTCGGCACCGACTGGGCTAAAATGTCCAGAGAAATTGAGGTCCGATCTTTCACGATTGAAAGTAAAACTCTTGGGGAGGGTGCCCCTCCCATCCTGCTAAAACGTTTGGATAAATACGACATTGCTAAATGCCTGAATAAAAACGGTTTCTCACAAGTAGAACCTTCACACGTTTACTTGCCAAAACCAATCACTGAACTCGGGTATTACAAGGTTTTGTTGCAATTCCCTAACAGCTCAGAAATTTACGCAAGTGTTTGGGTGGTGCCAGTATGATGCCTAAAATCAGTCCAATGCTCAAAGCCCTGCTGGACCAGCGTCAAGACATCGAAATGGTCTTGCGCTCAGTGGAGGGTATGCGCTCAAAGAACGAAAGCCGCATTTATGATGAAATAAAGGCGGGTCCAAAAGTTTATGGGCGGTGTATCAAAGAGCTTGAGTGCGTCCATCAATCAGATGTACACAAACCGAGTGATGTAACCGTTATCAAAGTCGGTGACGTAGTCCACTTTGGAAGTTACCCGCTTTACAAATCTGTGACCTTCCATCCTTGCTGGGGAGAATACTTTGATGTCGACATGGACCCCAAACATTTCGAATTCTTCGAATCGAGCGAAACGCTCGATTGTTTCAGAATCGCCGAAAGGTAAAACTTTTCGTGTGTGGATTAAGCGTTGGGAGAATTCGCCCTTTGAGCTTATTATCATAACTGCCCTCGACAGTATTGACGCCATGCGTTTAATCCCTCCGTGCGTTAGCTGGAATTTCAGTCGCCTGCGACTTGGAGATGATTTCTGATGATGAATGTAACACCCAAAATTAAACTTCACGCAGGATTCAAAACAACTGTTGGGCAAGAATTTGCAGAGGGTTGTTTCCCACTGGTAAAAAACGACACAACTACCAATGTGGGCCACCTTGAACCCAATAGTGTGTACTACACAGCGTTTGCCACACTTTCTTCGAACTCGTATGGCGAAAATAAAGACGCTGTAAGAACTGAAATATTCTGGGGCAAAGTCAACGGGCCTGATATCGAAGACGTCATCAAAATGGTGAACAAGGCTGCCCTCTATCAACTCAAAGATTGCGTGTGCGAAATCGCTGACGCGGTGCTGGATGACCTGTCGTCTATTCATAAGGCGTAGCTATGAAGCAACTGAAGCTAAATTTCAGGGCAAAAGCTGATCGCGATGCTGGGTTTCGGGCGGGATTCAAAGATCGCCCCCTTAAAACATCAGCATCAGCCGACTACAAAGTTGGTTACGCTAATGGTCAACGTAGAAGAAACTGCGATTTAAAGTGAGGTGATTGTGGTTAACGTTGGGCAAGCGAACAGGGACATCCTAATAGACCTGCTGCGTAAGCGGCTAGAGGAGTATATTGCGACCATCCCTAAAATGATGGTGCATAACTTCTCAAAAGCTAAGCCCTTCTACATGGCGGAGATCAAAGTAACAGCCGCCGAATTCGAAGTGGAAGTTCTCAAAAGGGAAGTTGAAGTCTTGAAGAAGAAACTTCAGCGGGCCCAACGCGATCTGCCTAACAATTGTCCGCAAAAACTGTGTTAGTGGTTCTGATCGTGTCCGCCGCTGCTGTGGGCGTGGCCTACATCAACAAGGATATTGCCATCAAAAATGCCGAAGTGACGGCAGAAGTTTCTGTTAAGCAAGCGGAAACACAAGCCCAAATCAATGCTCAAACAGAAATTGAGCGTACCAAGATCACAGAGGCTGAAGCTACGCAACGCACTAAGGAACGTATGAATTGGATTCCTTGGTATAGTGGCGGAGAAAATAAAGAGCAAGCTAAATAATCAGTTTGCGAACGAAATAACAATGCCACAAAGCCTCTAAGTAAAAGGAGTTAAGCTATGCTTTACATCCGTTATTGGCGATAAATCTGGCAGGCGAAAGCCTGCTTCGGTGTCGTAGTATAGTGGCTATTACACGGATCTTTTAAATCCGAAGACCTGAGTTCAAGTCTCAGCGGCACCATTTATTTGTTCCAGTGAGTGAGTACAGAACTTTAGTCATCCGCCTAAAAGACGGGCGAACTCTTAAAATCGAGTCTCACAAACATTATGATGATATAACTGTGACACCATGATTGAAATCCCACGTGATAACTTTTGCAAGTAAATTTGTGAGGACTTCTAATGTTCGGACTATGGAAAAAGCCTGCTCCAGTAGCTGTTAACAACGATCCAATCGGCAATGCCCTGATGGAATGCCAAATAAAATCCAGCGAGCCAGTGGATAAGGAATATATCAAAACCCTAAGACAGGGAACATCAGCAGAATGTGATTACGCTAATGTCTTGGATAAATCACGCGAATCACAAGAAGATCTGAGTTGGATTCTTGCGAGAAGCCAACAAATCGATTTGGGGCTACTGCTATCTGCCCGAGACAAAGACGGGATGCCAATCTGGCCTTAGCTTCGCCGCACGATCGTTTGGAGCGGTCATATATTCGTCAGAGCGGCACCTATGTTGTTCCTTCTATACACAGTTATAGCTCTGACAACATAGAAATACGGGTTGGGCGGTCACTCCCAAACAAAATAGAGCGGGCAACTCCAAAATCATTTCCAATTCTGCCCCAAAGGGTACGGGAAATGGTTAACGATCAGACCAATAAAGCCAAAGCGGTGGGTATGGCTATTCTTTACAAAGAGAGTGAGTGGGCAATTCAGACTGCCCCTAAGGCCCCAATTGATCCAGCCCTGATCGTATGGTGGAGATCGTATCCGTCTATTCCGTTTTGTATGGCAATCTGGGGGCGAGCAGATCGACCCCAAATTCAGGAATTCATAAAGTAGCTTAGCTACGTAGGGCGGTGGTGTAACGGTAGCACACTGGATTTTGATTCCAGTAGCGAAGGTTCGAATCCTTCCCGCCCTTTGGGACTTCGTCCAATGATTTAAGGAGTTGGTATGAAAGCTTTCGTAATACTCTCGCTGATTTTCTGGATAATGAACGCCTGTCTTGGAATTCTATTGTTTATTGTCGGCGTAGCTGATGATAACGGAGACGTAGGAATCTCTGGCCTCTCTGGCCTTATCAAATTCGTCATATCAATGGCGTTCATAGTGTTTGCCATTTGTGCTTTAGTGTGGGGTTGAAATGGAATTAATCATTGATGCAGCCCAATTTGCCGCCGAAAAACACAAAGGGCAAAAGCGTAAATACAGTAACAGGCCCTACATTACACACCCGATTCGCGTCGCGGGCCGCGTAGCTACTCATGGGATGGCTACAAATCAATTGGTAGCAGCGGCCTTTCTGCATGATGTTGTAGAAGACTGCGGTGTAAAACTGTCTGAAATCGCCCTCTGTTTTGGGCACATAGTAGAGGGATATGTAGAAGACCTCACTAACGACAAAGATGTCAAAGGCAATCGGGCTGAACGAAAGAAAGCTAATCGGGAAAAAATCAAGGGTATTCGGACGGAATCAAAGCTTGTTAAGCTAATCGACCGAATTGATAACCTCTACGAAATGCCCGAAAGCGACGGATTCGCTATTGTCTACGCCAAGGAATCTATTCTTCTGTTAGACGAGTGTCTTACTGGAGTTGACGTGGAGCTTGAACAAGAGCTGAGAAATCTGGCCCTTGATATCTTTGAGCTATACAGCTAGAAGTTTGATCAATGAAACGAGTAACTACCGAAAGTGGGTCTGTCTATCTCATAGACCTCGTTGCTAAAACTTGGGAACGAGTAGAAACCTCTACTGAGTCCGGCAAAATCCGCACAAACAAGGGTAGTATCCAAAATACACACCCAGTTGTAATTAAGGTGGGCCAGCGTATCGAGATCCTAACGGATAAAATCAACGAATGGGCCGACTATCGCCTGCTCGCCACTTCAGTCGTTACGTCCATTGAGGATGTTGACAATTGTCCGCAAAAACAAAACGAGGAATAATGCATTATGATGAAAAAAGCAATGAGGTTCTTGTTTAACATTCCGGGTAAATCATGTCGAGCAATCGGTGAGATTATACTACTCACACTGATAGTCATTTTTATTGGAACACCAACAATCATTGTAGACTGGGTGCTATCCGAAAATGATTATGATATCAAGAAGGAATTCAAGGAATTATGTAATTTCTACAAGGACGGAGTAAGTGATGCCTTCGCCGGAGCAATTGAGAATGACTAGACGCGGCTTTACTCTCGTTGAGGTGCTCGTAGTAATCGGCATAACTTGTATTCTAATAGCCCTATTAGTACCCGCGTTAGGGCCACTGGGGCTTGGAAATCAAACACAAAGTGAGGGCGTATGCACAAAGGTATATACCAAAATCGGGGCCAACCAGCGGACTGAGTTTATGGCCGTTTTTGAATGCAAAGGCGGCAAAACACTTACCTTATCGTGTAGTGAGGAAGTGTGGAACACCATAAACACAAATGAGTCTTACAGAATTAAGTATGCAGACTCATTTACAGACTACCTAATATCGGCGGAAAAATGAACTACAAATTCTTCTGGGGCGGAGTTTTCTCAAACTTTCACCCTATCAATGGTAACGAGGCTTTCACTTCTGAGAAAATCTTTATGGCCCTCAAAGGGGCTGCATTCCACGACATAGTGGCACTCCAAAACATAAGAGTTGCCCCAACTCCGCGTGACGCGAAGAACGCAGGGCGATCGGTCAGAAACTTCTCAGAAGAGAAATGGGATGACCTCAAGATCCCCTCAATGATGTTTGCCCTTGAGATTAAGTTCAGTGCGTGTGAAGAGTTCCGGGTTGCCCTCGAAGAGTCGTTCAAGAAAGATGAAGTCCTAGTAGAAGCGTCGCCCACAGATAAAATTTTGGGTATTGGGTTCGCCGCCAAAGATGCCCTCGCGAACAAAGCAAAGTGGGGCACAAACTTGTTGGGTGAATGTTTGATGTCCTTAAGGCGTAATCACTTCAGGAAATAGAGATGGACAATACTTGTATCGACAACCTATTTTCTTCCGAAATTGATCTGTTAATCAAATATTCTGATTACAGAATAATCCCGTTTGATATCGCAGTATTTCGTGAACTATCACTTGGAAGGAAATTAAGGAGAATCAAACAGGTGGTCAATATGGGGGCTAAATGTTCTTATTGCCCTCGTAGAGGCGACTATATATTTGTGGGCAAACCACGAACTAACAAGTCTCTTCCGAGTATTATGATAGTCTCCGCAGATTTGGTCGCTATGACAGTTGACCATATAATTCCTATAGCAAGAGAAGGGAAAGACTCTTCAGATAATAGACAAGTGTTATGTGAATTATGTAATCTTGAAAAGGCAGACAAAGTGCCACCACGGGCCCGACAGGTATTGATTGGTAAATAGTGTAATAGATGCAGGTAGTGGTTGATCGACCGGCCACTTTAAAAGTCGATTAAAAAATAAAAGCAAAAACTTTTGCTCAGGCTGCATAGTCTCGGGGCCCCTCATTGCCCTGTTATCCAAATTGAGGACGTTCTGTAATATCCACTTGAACCGGGGCGTTCGCCCCTAAACTTGTGAACGAATCTATTGCTCTTTTTTATGCAAGACGCGGGTTCAATTCCCGCCGGGTCCACTTATGGGATTTCTTCAAACACTCTTCAATTCAATCATAATCTTCTGTCTTTTAATCATAATAGGCGTTTTGCTTTCTTTGTTTATTCCACTTTTAGCAAAGTCTATGAATGAAGAAGAATTGAAGAAGAGAGAAGAAGAAGAAACCAAATTGATTGAACAATTTTCAAAAGAGGCAAAACATGGTGAAATATTACGCGAATAAGAGAGGCTGGCTCGATGATACAGCCTACATAATCCGCAAAGGTTGTTTTTCTAATGCGGTAAAGAAAAACGGAGAGATCGGGTGTATAACAGAATGGTCAAGAAATAAAGACCATTTTGTTGAGAGTGGGGATTGGATCGAGATTACTGAAGAAGCCGCCCACAAATTATTAGGGGCGTTCGCCCCAAAAAGGGCGGATATTGTTACTGAGTCTGCCGATCGTAAGGCGGACTTTTCTATGTTCATCAAGAAAGAAGAGGTTACTATGGAAAAGGCAACTGCGATTAAAGTGGCAACTGGCGTAGCTAAGTTCGCTGGTAAGTGGGGTTGGCGTACAGTCAACTACTGGGCATTTGAACCAATGACTGAGGTCGCCACAAAAATTATGCGGGCGGTACGCTACGTCACACTGACAGGGGCGATTGTGGGTGGCGTGTACACTTACAACAACCCAGAAAAGGCAATGGACTTGTTTAAGTCATGCTTGCCGAAGATTACGATTGAGAGCCCTGAGATCATGAAGAGCTAAAGCCTAAAGGCTTAGGCTGGGCGTGCGGCAGAGGCTGGCGAGCTGCAGGGGACTGTAAATCCTCTCCCTTCGGGGTTAATAGGTTCGAATCCTATCACGCCCATTTTCTTATGAGGAATCAAATGGATCACCCAGAATTTCAAGAACGAGCGGAAGAGTTGGGGTTTGCGTCGGCCTCTCTTATGTTGAGAGATAGGCCGCTAGCTGTTCAACCTATGGATGTCCTAGTAGACATAAGGGCGACGGCAGGCTCTGGGGCATCTGACCCAGATTTGATATGGAGCATTTTAAGCCCTGACAATAAAACCCTTATCATGGCTGTTGCGGCTATGGAGGCGAGCAGAGAGATTAAACTACGTGGGTAGCCCATACAATTGTCCCCAAAACACGGAGATTCAGATGTTCAACAAAGGTGATGTGGCTGTTTGTAAGGAAAACGAAAATGGTAATCTCAGTATAACAATCGGCAAGAGTTATATAGTTCTTTCGGATAGCAAGGCGTGGGTTGAAATTACAAACGACATTGGCGCGAATCAGCAGTATCTTGTCGAGCGGTTTCATGCCCCATCATCGGTCAAAATGATCAAATTAGAAGTAGGAAAGACCTACCTTACCGCTGGTGGTTACGTCGTTCACATTACTGCGGCAAATCACCATTGCAAGGAATATTTCGCCACAATTGAATGCTCTCCGGGGTTTAATGACAGCAGACAAACAATACAACAAGTGTTGTCGTCGCCCAAAAATCATAATAGACAAGGTAATTTCCTGCATTATGGTTGGATGTACTTACCAGATGGCACGTTGAGGATTGGGACTGAATGGGACGAAAAATTAAGAATTGTAGAAGAGTTTTTCAAACTTAAACCTGCCCCAAAGGGATTCCGTTACGCAGGAGGATTCCCACAAGCCCGTCCACCCAAAAAGGGTGATTGGTATATGTCTTGTTTTAGTGGCGATGCCATACAAGTAGACAAGGATGAATCCAAAACTCTTATTCGTATAATCATTGAAAAGGAAGAAAGTAAGATGCCATCATTGCCAGCAGGTTTCAAGTTCGCCTCTGTTACACCAGAATACAGAATGCCTAAAACGGGCGAATGGTTTATTGGAATTGATGGTCATGCCCGTCAAGCTGAATCTGATTATCAGAGTTCCGCTTATTACATCATCTCTAAGATCAGCGAAGCTTCAAAAGAAGAGAAGTATCCAAAATACTACGAAATGTCTGGTCCAAATAAAAATGATTACGCATTCCGTAAAAGGGTCAGCGAAACCAAACATCGTCTGGTTAGCCATAATGGAAAGGAAAGCCATGAGTTTCATTGGATTTCACGGGATAAATCTATTGGCGATATCGAATTAACTGAAGAAGTTGCCTTGGGGCGGATTAATAAGCCGGTGGCCCAAGTGCCTGCTCCTAAAAAGGAAGTGTATCCGAAATACTACGCTCCACTAAACGGTAAGGATTGGGCATTTGTCAAACGAACAAGTGAGTTCGCCCATGTCCTAACAAAATACGATGGCACGGAAGTGTTGTCAGACGCCAGTTGGTGTAAATATCACGACGCATTGTACAAAGAAATCCCTGAGGAAGTAGCATTGGCGCAAATCAAAAGGCCTACGGCCCAGACACCAGCCCCGCCCAAAATCACCGAAGACTATGTGCTGGCAAGTGATGCTTTCACTACTTCCGCGATTCCCAAGAAATCGATGTTATCATATTGGATTGCCGAGCCTATCGAGAACATGCTCGACGCTGCTAAAAAATCCGCCCGATATGTTGTGGCTTCAAGTTTGTTAGCTGGTATTGGATACGTAAGCTTCAATCCAGTTGAAAGCCTCAATTTTGTGAAGTCTTGTTTACCTAAGATTCACGTAAAATTTGGGAGCGAGCCGCTAAAGTTTGTCCCAATCAATGATATTCCAGCGGTTCCCGCTGAGTGGGGTAATAAGAATGTGGGTTCGCCATAAATGCACATTGTGCAAAGGCACAGGGAAAATCAAAAAAGAAGATTGCCAATGCGAAGTTTTCCCCGACTACCTTAAGCTTTTCCCAAATGCTGAATGGCAAAATACTTCACGGGGTGTGATGGAAGCTATCCCCTCAAAGTGTTTGGTTTACGCCGTTAGCGATGAGGGATGCATAATAATCAATGATTGGTCTGAGGTGAGAATAACGCCTATTGGCGTGTTACCCCAATCAATGACGCCCAAAACAGTCAGTGAATTAAACGCCCTCTGTTCTATTCTTAAGCTTAGAATTCTGTATTTAGAATAACAGGACAAACATAATGCTTACTTATTGGAATGATATCAAGCGTATTGACAGTTCAGAATCCTCGGTGTGCAAATTTGTGTATACCAAGGATAATGCTGTGGCAGAAAGTGTACTCTACAAGTACCCCGATTACGCCACGCGGACTGTTATCTGTTGTTCAACGCAATCTGGATGCCCTGTGGGATGCAGATTTTGCGGGGCAGGGGATGCTTTTGTAAGATCCCTTACAGCGGACGAAATTGTTGAACAAGTGGACTACTCAATTGGGCAAACTGGAGTAGACCCACTGTCAATGGGGCGATTGCAGATTATGTTTATGAGTATGGGCGAGCCTCTACTCAACTTCAAGAATCTTGAAATCGCCATACGGGTACTATACAGTAAGTACCCCAATGCAGCTTTGTTGATTAGTACAATCGGACCAGATATTGATTACGACCCACTTCGCAGGTTGTCAATTGATGTCCCAACTGTAGGCCTGCAGTTTTCTGTCCACAAATCTACTGATGAAGAGCGGAATAAGCTCATCCCGTTTAAAGCCAAACTATCTCTTAATAACATTGGTTATGAGGGATTTATGTGGCGAATGGCTACAGGGCGTAAACCTTTCTTCAACTATTGTGCGGCGGACGACAATACATCTGATGAAGATGTTGCACGGCTACAAGCTCAATTTGACCCAAATATTTGGGAATGCACTATTAGTGTGATCTGTGAGCGTAATGAAGGCTTACCCGCTAAGAATGACCATCAGCGGGAATTAGCCACAAATTTCAGCTCCAAGATGTTGGACGCTGGATATAATGTAAGAGTCTTCGACCCCGCTGGGCAAGATGATGTGGGCGGTGGTTGTGGGCAATTATGGTTCGTACAACAATGGATGAAAGATAATCCAGAATTAGTTCGCCCTTCAGTTGGGGCGGGATTGCCAATTCTCCATACTCCCTGTGGAGCGTGCCCGTGATCTGTATTATTCGACATAATGATGCCCCTTACATCAGGCGTTTGTCCGCAAAAGAAGTGATCGCCGAATACAGCCATCTAACGATCCTCAATGAAGTCCCACCTATTGAGGAATTCCCAGCGATGTCCATTCTGATTATCAATGGGGAAGTGCTCTCAAGAAATTGGCCTGAAGACTTCTCCCATGAGAATGGCAATTATTGGAATCAGTGTTGTATTTGCCAGAATATGTTTCAGGCACACAAGAGAACAGTCGTTTGTAAGCTTTGTACTGTAGAAAGAGGGAGTGCTTGATGAAACTTAAACAGGCCATCTTCGTTGCGTTGGGAGAACTGGGTGACAGGACAAGTCTAATACACCTACAAAAAAGAGTGGAAGAGCTAGCAGGTAAGCTCCCAGAGTATAAGTACACTGCTCGTACTCGACGTTTGTGGCGTAAAGACATCGCGGGCGGGCTTAAAACAGACGCCCGAACACACGCAGACATTCCCCGCCGGAATATGCTGAACGACCAATTGGTGAAGCCTGAACACGTCGCCTCAATCTTTGATTTTTTCACAAAGACCGGCACATCCCCAGAAAGATTATTGGAACTGATCAATGATAAGGATGTCAAGTTCCATTCTTTGGATCAGTTGGTAAACGCCATAGAAGAGATGCTAGAACTTCACCTAACGTTCGAAAGGCTTAGAGTCCAATGAAACGCGCCCTCTGTGTTATTTTTGGAGCTTTGCTCCTTATCTCTCTGCCCCTCGTGCCTATGTTTGCAGCGATGGCTGAACATTATTGCCCAATGTTTCCGCCAGAAACTGTTCAGCACTACGACAAAGCGAAAGACCAGTGGATCGCAGAAGAGAAAATGAATGGATTCTTGTGCGGTATTATGGCTTCCACATACGTTGCAATTAGTGGTGGCATTGTAATGCTAATATGCATTGCTGACTCGAAAGACTAACTTGATCAGCTATATCTTTCTAGATATAGATGGCGTGTGTAATAACGACATCTCAGATGATTCGTTTAATGCCTACAATATGAGTAACCTAAGGTTACTTTGTGACCTTTTGGGTGGCCCCAAGATTGTACTTTCTTCTGACCGGCGACGCACGCCCCAAAATTTGGCTGAAGTACGGGCTAATCTATTGGGCATCGGACTTACCATATTTGACACTACTCCGTGTCATAGTAATCCAATGAATCGCAACCAAGAGATAGCTGAGTGGCTCTCTAAGAATGAGTACACCTCTTGTATTATACTGGACGACATGGAAAGCAAATATGTCGACCCAGAATTGCCCAATGTGTTCTTCTTTAGGACTCAACATCAGTTTGGCCTAACAGAAGAGAATGTTGATTTTATTATGAGTTACTTGAAAGGTTTGCCGTGAAGATTCAGGGACAAAGAGAGATCTACGACGCTTATTTTTATACGTACCCGAATTTCCCTCGCACAGAAAAATCTGGGCAAAAGGTGGTGCGGATTGCCGCATGGGGTCGTGATAAGATTATGGGCGGACCGACTGTAATTTGGGAAACGGGTGACGTCAGAAATGAACTTGATAATTTGGATGAAAATGAACTCAGAGATGTTTTTGAGTTCACTGTTAGAACTTGTGAACTTTTGAATATCCCTCAGCAGAAACCAAAGGTTACGGGCGAAGCGGCGATTATCCTCATTCCAATCATCTTCCTTCTCATGCTCATTGGCGGGTTTGCCTACATCTGGATGCAGTGATGACACGTAAAGAATTACTCAAGAAATACAACACACTCGGTATGTCCATCCACTTATGGCTGGGGTTTATCGAATCTTGGATTAAGTATCCAAGAGACGCGGGCAGAAGAAAGTTGCATCAGGATTGTTCAACTGGATTATCAATAAGGGACAGACGATGAGATATTTGAATGCCTACATGGGTTCGCTTCTTTTGTGCTGTGCAATTATGGTGGACAACCGAAACACGCAAGCCCTTTTGTATTCTGCAAGTGCCGCAAATTTTTGCGTTGCCATCATGCCAAAAGACGGGAAGTTGGATAAGACAACTATTAAGGATTTGCTTCCGTGATAAAAATCTTACTTCTATCTCACCCCTATCAAATTCGAACAAGCCGTCGCGAATTTGAGATAGACGAGCCAATGTCGGTGGCGGACTTCTGTAAGAAGTTCAACATACCACTGATATTGAAAGCTGGGCGGAAGCACGGAATAGGCTCGACAAAAGCTGTAATAAGGCTTAATAAATCTGACGCCACAGAGGAGTCTATAATAGACCAAGACTCTTCTATAACCATTGGGTCGACATGGCTTTTCCCTGCTGGCCCATGGATTCCAGAACGTGGTTTTCAAGTTTACTTAAACGAATTATTGGCGGAAGGGAAAGGTATAAGTGGTTACCCACCCTTCGAAGAGCTTTATGATTTTGCAACAGATCACCTAAGATGAAACAGGGCGTAAGCCCTTCGGTTATTTTTACACCCAACCAAAGGATTTAGAGATGGCGACAGCTAAGAAAGACACGGTTACAGTTAAGTTCCCAACGTTCGAACAAATCATCAAAATGGATGAGTTCGACGGAGTTGACGGAGCTAGCTCCCCAGAGAACATCTATGTTAAAGTTGAATCTACTGACGGAAGCACATATTTTTCGTTCAGTGCGGACTCTCTTGGCAAGAATGTTGTCTTACACAAGACTGAAGACGGCGGATACACAGACGGAGAAGAATTTACAATTGACTATGATGAAGTCACACTTTTCCACAAGGTTGTAAAGATCATCGACGGCGTGCCAGTTAACGAGCCAATTGATATTGAGGGCGATTTTCTTACTTACGATAAGGAGTCAAAGGTTTTTGAATGTGGGTGCAAGACTATCGACCTCAAACAAGCAGATAAGATCTTTCGTTTCATTGGTGGTGTTCTCGGATATACAATTACTTAAGGGCGATTTAAGATGAAGTTTGTTAAACTTGCATTGTGTTTCTGTTTCATTACTGTCCCTGTTCACATTGTCACAGTGGCACCGGCCCATTGGGCAATTGTGGCTTCATCTAATGCCGAAAGTCAAAGGGTGGCGACAGCGGCCCAAATTGAGGCTATGAAGCTCAACGCCCAAATTCTGGAAGAACAGGTTGCTGACTTCCAGAGTGATCTCGTACAATTGTCCGCCAGAAAAACATACGAGGATGGCGTACGTGACGGTATGACTAACTCTACCAACTCATCCTACACGCTCGGATATCACGCGGCTATGAGTCACGGAAATCCTTTTGTAAATGTTGTGAATAACGAGGAGGAATGATGCATCTTGAGATTCAAATTGGAATCATAATAATTCTTTCTCTGCTTCTGTTTTTTGTATACGGGAGAAAGCGTGCGTCTGAGGCGGAGCTTGAATGCGTCCGGACAGAACTAACTCGCACGAGAAATATTGGAACATACCACGAAGGTTACCTTGAGGGTATGCGAAAAGGTCAAGAAGTTTCTTCTCAAGACGGATGGACTGACGAGGCTTTGGAATATCGTAAGATGATGATCAAAATTGTGGATAAGTACTTAACCGAAATTGAACTGGAGAGCTAAATTGTTTACAAAGTTTTTGGTTACAATGGTGTCTATTATTTGCTGTGTTGTATTCACCCAACGTTTTACGGCGGAGGAGTCATCGAAGGACATCTCGGCGTCGGTGCAGCAACTGAATGAGCCGAATCGTCACGAATTGATGCAAAATCATGCTGATCGTAACAATCTCGTGATGGGGGTGTGGATGGGTGTATTGTTTATGAACGTGATCATGTGGGCGAGTGAGGCAAAACATCACGCCCGCAAGTTGCTAAAGGTCTCACCGCTCTTACTTTTGCTCTTCACGGCGGGGTGTCGAAAACCATTCGAGCCTATTAAGCTTGAGGTCATTGAGCCCCATGAGGTAGGCTTCCTCATCTCGAATGAGAACGTGAAAGATCAATCCACTACTTCGCCCGAAGATTTCACTTCAAACATGGTAAACTCACAACAAGTTAAAATCCCCCAAATGTGGATTCAGCTTGGTTATGAGACTATGGGATATAATGGCGAGTGGCGTGACGCTGCCCGTTTTATTAAGGTCGACAGATCGTCGGTGACAAGAGAATGGACCGCTGACCCAAATAGTGGGACGAGCGCTAAAAACGAAGCGATCTGGGTTATGACAAGTGACCAAGTAGAATTCTCTACCGGATGGAGCTGTACGGCAAAAATCGATACACGGGCTGATGCTGCTAAGTTCTTAGCTAACTACAAGAACGGTAGTCTTGAGCAAGTGATGGACCAAGAAATTCGGGCGAAACTTGCTACCGAATTCGGATTAAATGTAACGGATATGCCGATGGATGCCCTAAGAAAAGGGGCAACGCCAATCCTTACAAAAACCGTAACAGATGTGAAAGCATTCTTTCTTGAGCGTGGCATCACCATCACAAACCTTGGTATTACTGGCGGCTTTGTTTACAAAGATGCTAAGATTATCGCCAAGATGGTCGAAGTCTTTACAGCAGAGCAAGAGAAATCTATTGCTATCGCTAAGACTGTCGCCCAAGAGGAAATGAATAAGCAAATCCTACTCGCCGCAAAGTCTAAGGCTGAAGCGATTCTCGCAGAGAAAGAGGCAGAAGCCCAAGGTATTCAGGCAGTGGCCGACGCGAAGGCCTACGAAATCGAAAAAGCCCAACAATCTGAGGAATTCTACCTCAAGTTGAAGGAAATCGAAGTGCGGGCCAAAGGACTTGAAAAATGGGACGGAAAGTATCCAGTCTACATGATGGGTAGTGGGCAAGGTATCAATATGCTGATGCCTATCCCCGAGCCGCCAAAACAGGCTACTGCCGCTAAATAGTTTTTAATTCCTCGAACAAGCCCCTGAAATATGGGGCTTTATGGAGTCATTATGAGTGATCTTTTCGAATATCAAAAGGGCGACAGAGTAATAATCTTTAAAAGCCCTGACGAAGATGAAAATGACCTATGGTCCGATGAATTTTACGCGTATATCAATCTGCATGGAGAAATCACATCCGTTTATGATAGATGTGAAGACAACTCAGATTATGATATGTTTAACGTCAAATTCAAACATAACGGTAATTGGTTTGAATACGTCTTCTACGGGAACTCTCTCGTAAAGGATGACGGTAAATTCGCCAAGGGCTCCTCAGTAAGAATTATTCGTCGACATACAAAAAAACACGGCGATCTGAGCTGGGATGATGCTATGACTGACCTCATCGGCAGTTATGGTAAAATCATTGACATATCTCGTCGTCCGGGTGGCGACCCGAACTACATTTACAAAATCGAAACAGAATACGCTGGTAAGCAACAACTTTTCTGGTATTACAGGTATTCTATTATCGATTGCTCACCGGATCTTCTTGAGGTCAAACTAAAAAAACAATGGGCCCTCTCTGAAGATGGAACAATTGTTTTCAAGATTCTTAAAGTCAACCCAGACAAATCACTAAGACTTATGGATAGGGTTGGTCGCCAATTCGACTCCGCTAAGCTAAGGATCAAAGATGCCCCGCCAGAATGTAAAGGCTTTGAATTTGTCAAAGACCCGCCGAATTATTTCGGCTGATGAAATCTGGGCAGTATTACTAGCCCTTGAAGTTTGTGTTTTTGTTGGTATTTCAATTCATAAAGTGATAGGGCTATGATACATATAAACGGATTTACTCTGAACGTTACAAGATTTCCAGATAAGACATCTCAAGTCTGGAAACAGCCCGAAGGGCTACTAAATGCCTTTAAGGAAGACGTACTGCGAATTCACTGGGAATTTGAGGACGAGTATGAGTTGCTGCACATCTTCCAACTGCTCTACTTCGTAGAAAGGATGAAGATAAAGGAACCCGCCAACCAGCTAGTTATCTGGGACGTCCCATATCTTCCTTACGCGAGGCAGGATAAAGGTATTGTAAACACATCTTGCTGGGCTCTACATTTCTTTGCTGAGATGATGGGCAAATGTGAACTTCATACGTTCGACGTCCACAATCCTGCGTTCTTCGACCAATACCGCAATATTAAGTTGGTGAACACACTGCCACAACAGAATATTGCGGACATTGTCGAACGCGAGGGAATTGACCTTCTGCTATTGCCCGACAAAGGGGCGGCGGCGAGATACTCACAATTGTCCGCCAAAGAATTCATCGTCGCAGAGAAAATACGCGACGAGGCTACTGGACATATTCTTGAGACTATCGTACCCAACATACCTTTTGGGAAAAACATTCTCGTATGCGACGACCTGTGCGACGGAGGACGTACATTCATCGAGGTGGCGAAAGCAGTCGCCCACTGCGGTCCCAATAAGCTGATCCTTTATGTAAGTCATGGAATATTCTCACAAGGGTTAGGGGCCCTTTTGGGTCATTACCAACAGATTTACACTCGAAAGGGACGGGTGTGGAACACCTAAAGACAAAACACAGATATGATATAATCTATGTGGATCCTAATTATCCATGTAAATGTATCTGCCACACTTCTGATCACGTTGTAAAGCATATCATGGCTTGTTGTCAAGACCGCTCGTTCTCATACTTTGGGGCCGAGTATATGGGTTGGGGCGACAAAGGCACTGAGATCTTCCTACTTGACGGCAAAGAAATCGTAATTCCCACAAGAACTTACACAACAGTACAATTCATAGAAGTTGGAAAGTGCGATGGCTAAATTTGTTTGTACCTTTGGTTTACCAGCGGCTGGTAAAAGTACGTGGCTTCAGGAGCATTATGATGAAGAATACATCATCTCAGCCGATAAAATCAAGGAGTCTTATCCGGGATATACTCATGAAAAACATGGGGAATTCTACAAGCGGGCTGTGCAAGAGGCAAAGGAGCGGGTCTTCGCGGCCCTAAAAGATGGGCGTAAGCTCATAGTGTTCGACACAGGTAGCATTAACAACAAATACTCACTCGAAATCTTCACGCAAGTTGCTGTTAATTTTGACCCTCTTTATGATATTGAGTTAGTAGTATTCACAGCGGATGAATATCTCTGTATCGAAAGAGATAAAGGTCGCCCTCAATCTGTTGGGGCCGAAGTAATCAAAGAAAAGGCTAAAAACGGCCCACGGGCGTTAGCCAACCTTCTACCATTCGTAACCAAAGTTCATCTCGTTCATCCATAGGAATTTGAAATGTTCAAACCAAGTCCACAACTACTCGCCGACGTATACAAGTTCTCTCACCCGCCACAATACCCTGCAAAGACGCAAGTGGTGTATTCCAATACTACCGCTCGCTCGTCGCGAATGGAAGGCGTGGATTCAATCGTAGTGTTCGGCACGCAATATCTGGTTGAGGAATACTTCATTCGTAACTGGAATGAGCGGTTCTTCTCTCAGCCGAAAGAGAAGGTTGTTGCAAAATTCAAGCGAATGATGGACGCTGTTACTGGCAAAGACTCAGTAAGCACAAAGACTATGGAAAGTCTGCACGATTTGGGCTACTTGCCAATTCGCCTGAAGGCTTTGCCCGAAGGAACATTGTGCCCAATTCAAGTGCCGTTCATGACAATCGTGAACACAAAGCATGAATTCTATTGGGTCACGAACTTCCTCGAAACCTTGACTCAGACGGTAATGTGGCAAGCTATCGTGTCAGCCACTATCGCCCATCAGTTTAAGAAGTTGGTATCCAAGTACGCCGCTGAGACTTCCGACAACTGCCCGTTTGTTAATTTCCAGTGCCACGACTTCTCCATGCGGGGAATGAGTAGCGTTGAAACTGGATACGTTAGTGGGGCAGCCCACCTACTAAGTTTCGTCGGGACGGATACAGTCTCAGCTATTGAGTTCCTTGAGGAATTCTACGGGGCGAATATCGACGAAGAATTGGTGGGATGTAGTGTACCAGCTACTGAACACAGTGTAATGTGTGCGGGTGGGGATGAATCAGAAGAAGAAACATTCCGCAGAATTATTGAGGATGTGTATCCTGCGGGTATTGTGTCCATCGTAAGTGATACATGGGATTACTGGAACGTCCTTAAGAAAATCTTACCGGCCCTTAAATCTAAGATTATGGCCCGTAATGGTAAGGTCGTAATTCGGCCCGACAGCGGTGACCCAGTTAAGATTGTGACTGGGTACATTGTTAAGAATGTAAAACAAACCTCTGACGATTATCTTCAGTTGGTAAGAAGAACTCCGTTCCATATTAAGTTGTGGAATAACGACGGCACCGAGACCTTCGACGCTGTTAAAACATCAGATAATAAGTATTTTGATATAACCTGTCAAGAACTTACTGAGGATGAAGTGAAGGGCTCTATTCAGATCCTTGCTGAAACCTTTGGGGCGACCAAAAACTCAAAGGGGTATCTTGAATTAGATCCACATATTGGGCTAATTTATGGTGACAGTATTACTTTCACTCGATGTGAACAAATTTGTGATCGGTTGAAACACAAGGGTTTCGCATCCACAAACGTAGTATTCGGCGTGGGATCTTACACATACCAGTACAATACTCGTGATACTTTCAGTATCGCCTGTAAGGCTACCTATGTGGAAATTGATGGGAAGGCTAAGCCTATCTTCAAAGATCCTAAAACAGGTGGCCATAAAAAATCTGCGAAGGGCTTGCTTGCTGTAGTCAAAGATAAGGGTGGAAAACTAACCCTTAAGAATGATTGCACACCTGAGGAAGAACTTGGTGGTGAGTTGAAAGTTATGTTTGAAAATGGCGTGCAGTTTAACAAAACTACTTTGGGCGAAATAAGGGGGAGATTAGAATGATTCCAATATTTGTATGGGTACTTGTGTTTATTGGTGTTACAGCTTGTACATTTTTCTCAGCGATGGAGTCATATGATAACTCCCGTGTGAAGTGGACATTGATTCCACTCGCATTGATCTTTTTCCCCTTTCTTTTAAGGGAAAAGACAATTGAAATAAGCAAAGGTGTATCACCCGTTGAAGTCTCTGCTGCTGGTGTTCCATTTATCACCGTAGAAAAAGAGGAAGATTTACAAATTGTTTCTCTTTCAAATGAGTTCGGGCGTAATATTCCAGCCGGAACAAAAGTTGAAGTTTACACAAAAATTGGTAAATACGTAAGATTCTTCGGCGGAGAAGAATCTGTTGACCTATACAGAATCGTGGGGGAAGAACAGAAATGAAAAAAGACATAAAGACTATTAAGCGAGAGCTTCAAGTACTACGGGCGAAGTTGGCAGATGGTGCATTCGGTGTCAAAATTGAGCACATCCGCCCTATGAATAACTTTTCCGCTGTTCTAGCGGGCGGGAAAGAGGACTCTATTCTTTCGCGAGACGAGTTCAACAAAGCTGTTGAAAATGTAATGTACGTCGCCCCTGCAAACGTACCACTGAAGTATGGCACTTTTGTGTCTGCTGTCGGGGGCTTCACGGCTGTTACAATCATAACCCCAAGCGGAGAGGTTCTCAAGGGCAAACATAACTTTGGCCGCAACGAGAATTACTCCAAAATCTATGGGGCTTTTAAGGCAATCCTTAAGGCACTAAAGAACAATGAATTCTGAAAGCCCTTATCTACTAGGCTATTTTGCCTACTGGGATGGAAAGCAAGTGTACGAAATTCCACCTGCACAAGCTGAAGGTTGGTGGGATGCTCGTTCTGAAATTCAAGACTTCAGCGGTTAATCAAATGTCCGCAAAAGGAAACCAAATGTTAGTAAGAAAATTCGAGTTCTTCGATGAAGCAACTGGGACTTACAGCGTAACTGAAACCGACGCGAAGTGTTCGCCCAAGGATATTCCAAACGGCCCAGTCGGCAGATTCACAAGAACGTGGGTTGGGCTTGCTGGTGCGTACAGGGTTGCGAAACTGGCTGTTTCAACTTCAAGCTATCTTGGTACCCTTTTACAAAAGAGAGGGTATGTCAAACTCAAAAATGGAGAACATAAGTGACAGTGCAAACGCCCACAATTGCTGTTGGGTCAATCTCACCCGACCAAGCCTGTAAGGTCATCTCAATACAACATAATCATGTGATTGTTGCTATTGGGCCTGACTTTGTGACCAGAACGCCAATTTCATTTTCTGATTGTGAATTGCTATGGGGCTCCTAGTTTCTCAAAGATCGATTATATTGTCGAAAAATTGCCCGACAAATGAAAAGATGCGAAAACTACAACGAATCATAGACCGTCATGGTATTGACGTAATCTTATTCCGCGAAACACTCCCACAGGGAGAAGCATTCGTTGCTCGGGCTAATATCAAATACTCGATCGTAGAAATAGAGCAACTCATAGCTTTCGCTTGGCTTCAAGAGGCACAAAATGAGACTTCCATTTAACATTATGAATGGCCTAGAAAAGGTCACAAAGCGAGATTTCTGTAGAATATACAGAGAAAAATTCCCCAAAAGGAAAGAAAAAGATCTCGCTAAGGAGTTAACAGATGTAAACCATAACTTTAAGATTGTCCTTTATCATAATCAGGGTTTCCTGTTTGATTGGGGCGAACTTAAGTGCGGCGGTGTGAATTGGGGTAGATTCATAAGTTCTTTCAATATAAATTCTCCAAAGGAAATGATAACCGTTGGGGGAAATTATGTTGAACGGTATCATGGAGGAATCCACCCCAATATCTATGTGAAACCTACAACTATATTGCGAGATATTTACCGTGGTAACTCGTGCCGCGTTTGTCTCTATGGGCGACAGATAGAAGCCATAGATATAGCTTGGAAAGATGGGAGAATATTTGACATATTAGCCCTGATCAAAGCTATGTTCGACAACAATGAAGCGGGCGACGGACTATGGGATAATTTCAACCATAAAAGATGTAGGACTTGTGATGATATTATGATAAATGTAGAGGGCGATTTATGTAAGTCGTGCTCTGCTTTATAATGGTTACCATATGTTTGGTGGCCATAATTTGTTGGGGCAATGCCCCGTTTGCTTTTGGAAGTCGCGACTTCCGAGGAGAGTTTTAGTATGTCTCAGTTTAACGTAACGGTATTTTGGATGGGTACAAATGATCAGGGCAAGGCTAACCAGAGAATTGCCGTTGATGCAGGTACTACCGTTCGCGGAGCACTCAGCAAGGCTGGCGTTCCTACCGACAATGTTGTTGTTAACGTTAACCGCGTTAAGGCTTCATTGGATCAGGAAGTTGGCCCGAACGACCAGATCAGCGTCACCCCAACCAACTTGAAGGGTGCTGCAATTGACTTCAGCGAGATTCTCGCTTGGGGTAAGGGCGAAGGTAAGATCGGTGACGGTCTTGTCGAAAAGGCTTTGGCTGAACGAGCCAAGAAGGGTGCAGAACAGCACCTTGCAATCATCGACGAGTTGATCGATGTTATGCAGGCTGAAGCAACTACAGCTAATGCTGCTGTTGCGGCCGCTGAAAAGGCTTTGGCAAAGGCTCAGGCTAACGCCGCTGAGTTGGCATATGCCTCTGCCCAGCTTTCTATTGGTAACCCATTCAGCTTGCTTGGCTTCTCTGGCCGCAAGCACGAAGCTGGTTACTACTGCAGCAGAATGGGCTGTGCCGTTCCAGCAAGCAACAGCTCAGTTTGGGCTACATCTGCACCAGCAGAGAAGTAGTATTCTGGTCGTAAGTTAACCGTAACGCGGGGGTGAGAGATCGCCCCCGCGTTCTTTTTTGAAAGCACTCTATGTCAGTTTCAATAAAAGATTTCGTGGGGCTAGTCCGCACACTAAAACCACTGCTGCCTAAGTACACCAAAGAGTGTCTGGAAGCAATCCAAAAGTGCCATGAGGTTGCTGCGACTATACCAGACTTATCTGATATCTCTGCAACACCAAAAGAAATTCAAAGTCTTATTGACGTACTAAAATCAGTAAGCTCTGGTATCTCTACTTTCAGAGATTATTGCTCAGAGTTTGAGCCACTGATTAACTTCTCTACAGAAGAAGAGTCGGTTAAAGACCTAGAGGCAATAAAAGGCGACGTAGAAGAGCTGAACCTTGATCCGTTCAATATCTCTATCAACTTCAAAAGAAAAATCAAAATATACGATCCTGAGACAGACACAGAGTTTGACTTTGGATCTTTTAAGTTTGGAATGCGGCCAAAAGGTGTCGTATTTGTTGCGGCTGGCAATAATAATAAGCGTGGAGACGCCTATCACCCATACATGCAGGGTTCAGACGTGTGCCTCGGCGAATATAAGACAGCTTATCTACAGTTTATGAAGACGATGAATTATCATGCCGCTTACTCAGCGTTGATATCTTGTCTAACTGTATACGGCGGGAATAGCATCATTGGCGGGGCGGAAAGTCCTTATCAAATGCTTTCTTTATGGATTGGGCAAGTTTGCTCGGTGTGTGATACAGCTACGCCGAACGAAAACCTATCCGTTACAGGTAACGGTGACGTAATCTGTAATAAATGTGTAGACTCTGGTATTTGCACTGATGAATATAACAGTGATGATATATTTCATCCCGCAAAACTAAAGAAATGCGGAGAATGCAACAAAACCACTTCGACTGTAATTAAAGGAACCTGCTTGTCATGTAGACAGGCTAGATTAACCAAAGTTTAACCGGAGATTTATTGATGATTACGCTGACAGAATACGCGTTTGCGAAACTACGTTGGTTCAGACTGAATTGCAACGAGAATGTTGTGTGCGACTATAAAGCACAAGTTCCAACATTTCTGGAAGTATCCCTCATGGGGGTATCTGCAAGTGAAGAAGATCTGGCCCACATCGTAGACTTTCGTTGCGTACCACAGGATGTAACCGCTGGGCTTACTGAACCAACCGACGAAGGTATGGCTGCATACTTTGAAGGTATGGTGATGGACGAAGATATTTCCGCAATGCGATGCGGTAGATTTTGGGCCCACACTCATCCGGGCACAAGTCCAACTCCGTCTTCCACAGACAATGAAACCTTCAGCAAGTGGTTCAAAGAGTCTGATTACGGCGTGATGTACATTCTTGCGGACGGCGATGACTCTTGTCGAGTCAAGCACGGCACAAAATATTTCGGCGTTCAAACCGAAGAAATGCCAGTGTACGTCGTATTCAACAAGACAGATAACAATAACCAAAATATCTGGCTTAGCACGAAGGCCCTTTTCACAATTGACAAGCAAGGTAAATCTGAGGGTTACACCAAATTTAACATTGCTGACTGTATGACTGATGATTACTCGGCTTACCATGAAGCGTGGCTTGAAGAACTCAAGCGTAACGTAAAAAAAAAGAGCTATGGCGGGTACAAGCCAACAACCACAACAGTCACCACCAGCCACATCCCCACAACTACGACCCAACCAGCAACAGCAGACAACAAGGACTCCTCGTCTGGGATCCAGACCTCTACTAGGGTTCAGCACGCCCAACTTAATCCTGCAAGGCTTGTTAAAATCCTTATCCTCAATGAAAAGGATAATATTAACCAGTTTAGTCGGCAAGGAATAATGGAAATGTGCAAACATTATGATGTCACTTTGCACGCGATGTCACAATGTTACAAAGCAATTAAGACTAGCGAGTCGTCATTCGACGCAGCGAAGCTTATGAACTATGAAAGCTGGTTGATAGGTAGTGATGGGCAATCTATTCTCCACCTATTGCCAAAAGAACAGTTGATTACAATTTGTACAGACTTAGTGATTCGCCCAAAATTCTTGGAAGAAACACTGAAGTTCTACATCGAAGCGGCCCATGCAGTTAAATTTCAAACATAAGGATTTATAATGTCAGCAGAACCTGATGTAAGATACAGTCGACAGAGAAATCTTGTACCTCAAGACCTACTTGAAGCACAGGATGTTGTTATCGTGGGGGTTGGGGCAGTAGGGCGAGAAGTTGCCCGTACCCTTGCCTGTAACGGGGTTAAGAAATTAACTCTTTATGATTTTGACACAGTTGAAATCCATAACGTTACGACTCAGGGTTATCACGAAGGTGACGTAGGGCGATCAAAAGTTGAGTGTACTCGTGAGGAAATCTTGCGATTGAACTCATCTATTGTTATCGACGCAATTAACGATCGTTGGCGTCCCACTAAGGATAGAAAGTTTGACGCGGCCTTTTTCTGCGTAGACAGCCTGTCTATGAGAGAGAAGTTGTTCAATTACTTCTGTGATTCTGCGGAATTTATTGGGGATTCAAGAATCGGGGGCGAACAGATCAGATTACTAGCGGTAACAGATGATGCCGCCCGTAAGCATTACCCCACTACGATTTCATCAGACGAAACTGCTATTGCAGATGGTTGCCATATTCCAATGGTAAAACACTCTGCTAACGTAGCCGCGAGTATGTTGGTGCAATCTTACATTGCCCACCTGAGAGGATTCCCAGTGTACAAGGATCGGGCGTTCTCACTTACGATGTCAGAGATTACTTTACTCGGAGAAGATTAGTAATGAATAACAAGGCCCCACAACAGCGTCCGCACACAAACCGTCGTACATTCATTCGACTTGAGTTCGATAGAAATTATATTGAAGTTCCACTTGATCAGGAGCTTCAAGATTTCTTCTCTCAGGTAGAGCCAAATACAGCAAAGGAAGAAGATATTGGAGTAATGTTCAATTACTTCCAACTGTACTGGCCGTTTAGCACGCGGTATGTGAACAAGAAGGCTATTAATTATCCACAGCTCTATCGTTCGTATCGAATTATCGAGGGACGTCGTGGGTAAAAGTCACAAGAATGAAAAGATTACGCGGCTGATTATCGAGGGTGAACTACCAAGGAAACCTAAGAAGCCGCGTAATCTCGGGTCCGGATTTCATGGAAATAAGTCTGACAAACGGAAGAATACTAGGTCTGCTCAATTGCGGGCGGACCTAGAATTCGAGGAAGATCAAGATGACAGAGAAGATTATTAAACTCCTTTTCACATTAGCGGTAGGAATAATGTGGATAGTGTCTGGTTATCAGGTATTTATAATTGAAAAGCATTCAACCTCACTCCTATTTTTTGCACTAACCACAGGCTGGTTCTTTTCCCTAAGGAAACTATAATGTTCGAATCGATTAAGAAACAACTTCAAGAAAATATTGGCCTTCTTTTGATCGGACAAGATAGAATCTTTCTGACCGAGGCCCCAAAAGATGTAATTTGGAACACTTACATCACGTCATTTGTCCCCGAGTCTGGACTGCAACAGGAAAATAATTGTAACGCTTGCCGAAGCTTTATTAAGACGTTCGGCGGAGCAGTCGTCGTAGTAAATAACCAATTGAAATCAATCTGGAATTTTCAGTGCGGCGATCCTACGTACCAGAAAACGCTTGATGCTTTGCGGGATATTGTACTCGCGGCCCCTATTGATCGCCTTTTCGTGACAGATACTCAGAAAATTGGTGTTGATTTCAACTTCCAAGAACTTGAAAACGGAAAACGACTACGAAGAGAACACTTCTTCTGCGAACTCCCAAAGAAGTTCGTCACTTTAAGCAGATTGTCATTGGACACAGTGCGGGGCGACTACAGAACTACCAAAGGTGTATTTAAGCGGTCATTGGACGAACTGTCAGAAGAATCTGTTCAGGTCGTACTTGAATTGATTGACCAAAACTCTATCTACAGAGGGGCAGAATTTAGAGGCCCACTCCAACTGTTTCTTACACTGCAACGTGAGTACAAGAAACTAACACGCGATCAACAGGATTTGTACGCGTGGGTCAATTGTGGAAAACATGGAACAGCTATCTCGAATATCAGAAATACTGCTATCGGGACCATGTTAATCGACATCTCGGGCGGAATGGATCTTGACTTAGCTGTCTCTCGGTTCGAGAAAATCATGGCCCCTCAAAACTACAAGCGGCCAAACGCTGTAGTTTCAAAGAAGATGGTAGAAGAAGCCGAGAAGACCATTGTAGAACTTGGCTTTGCTGATTCTTTGGAGCGTAAGATTGCATCGCCCGAAGATATCAATATCAATAACCTCTTCTTCACAGATAGAAGTATTAAGAAGAAGGGGATATTCGACGAACTTAAGGACGACAGCCCTGTAAATATCAAAAAGCTTGGTAAGGTAGATGAGATAGGTATTGAGGACTTCATCGAGAAAATCGTACCTAAGGCTGATTCTGTAGAAATTCTACTCGAACCACGCCATACAGGAAATATGTTCTCACTTATCGCACCGGCCCATAAAGACGCCCCAACAATGTTTAAGTGGGGTAATGGATTCTCTTGGTGCTACAAGAATGCTTTCGCTGACGCCGTAAAGGAAAAGGTAAAGGCCGCTGGTGGAAAGATTGACGGGATGTTGAGAATTTCCCTTGAGTGGTTCTCACGCACAGACCTTGACCTTCGCATTATTGAGCCAGATAGGCGTATAATTTATTACGCCGATAAAAAATCGCCGAGCGGTGGGCATCTTGACGTGGATATGAACGCCTACGGACCAAGCTCTGACACCCCTGTAGAGAATGTTATTTACCCATACGGATCCAAAATGAAGGATGGGAAATATAGAGTGCAGGTACACTGTTTCAGCTATCGCCGCAGAAATAACCCGGTAAATATTCAAATGGAATCAAATGGGGAAACTTATGATTTCACATTTGAACAAGATGATATGACACAGGGTACTCTTTGGGAAGTTATAGAATTTGAATATACCCAAAAGGGCGGAATCGTAATCGGCAAAAATCCTAATGGGAAAGTTGCATCTCAGGAAGTATGGGGAATAAATACCAACAGATTCCATAAGGTCTCTATGGGTATGTTCTCTCCTAACTACTGGGACGACAACAAGGTGGGCAATAAACATGTAATGTTTGCCCTTAGTGGGGCACGCAATAATGATGAGAGTATAAGAGGCTTCTTTAATGAGGCTCTTAAGCCAGAACTTGAGAAGAACCATAAGAGGGTATTTGAAGTACTGGCAGGGCGGCTAAAGGTGGAGAAGAGTGACAACCCTAATCAAATTAGCGGACTCGGATTCTCTACAACTCAGGAGAATTCCTTTATATGTAGAGTAAAGGGATCGTTTGAACGTGTGTTAAAAGTCAAAATCTAAGGAATTATGATGTCAATTTTTGAACAAGCAAGTCGACAGAAGTTACGTTTTCGGGCGAAGAATGGCCTAGTCACAGCAGAAGATCTGTGGGATCTGAAACTGAAGGATCTGGACGAAATCGCCGTAGGCGTACAAGAGCAGGTCACTAAGACTGCCGCCAACAGTTTCCTAAAACCTAAGAGCGGGCCTGATAAGACCCTAACTCTTACGTTGGAAGTTCTTGTACACATTATCAATGTTAAACAAGAAGAAGCTCGTTTGGCCACAGAGGCAGCCGAAAAGCGTCAGAAGCGTAATAAGATCCTTGAACTCATCGATCGCAAGAAAGACGAAGAACTTCAGGGCAAGAGTGTTGATGATTTGATGAAAGAACTTGCAGCTTTATCTGAGTAAGGATTAAAATGTCTGAAAACCATAGCGGAATAATTGCCCGAGTAAAAGTAACACCACACCCTAACCCAGAGGTACATTCTCTGGCTGTTGGGGAAGTATGTGGGGAGACAGTAATTGTGAGCAAGTCGTGCCTAGATAATACATTGGGCATTTACTTCTCTTGCGACTTACAGCTTTCGCCAGAGTTATGTCTGGCAAACGACTTAATCCGTCGCAAATGCCCGGAAACTGGCAAGAATCTGGGCGGGATGTTTGATGCGAATCGCAAGGTGCGGGCCCAAACATTTCAGGGCATTAAGAGCTATGGTTTTTGGGCACCTCTTTCTTATCTGGAAAAAGCTGGGGTGGACATATCCAAGTTGTCAGAGGGCGATTACGTAGATACAATACAGGATATACCAATCTGTTGTAAGTACGAATCGCCCGAACAACTTCGGGCTAAACAACGAGAGTCACGAAAGAAGCCAAAAGGCTTTTTAGAAAAGCTGAAGATCCGATTCTTTGGGAAAGACAAACCTGTCCATATCTTTCCAGAGCATAAGGATACTAATCACTTCTTAAAGAATGCCCATAAGTTCAAAGTCGGAGACGACATTGTCATAACAGAGAAGATGGAAGGAACCTCACAACGAGTAGCGTGGGGCTACGAACTCCGCCCACTAACTATTATCGAGAAACTTCTGTCTCGCTTCTTTAAGATTGATAATCGTGTTCTCCGAAAATATAACGGTACGCGACGCACTATCCTGACTGATAAATCGTCGGGCGGATATTTCTCCGAATCTTGGAGAAAGAAAGTGGCTGATCGCATAACCCCATACCTCAAGCCTCAAATGCAGGTTTACTTCGAGGTTGTGGGATATGAGGACCAGAAGACAATCGCTCCTCGCCAAAAGGTTACTGATAAGGATCTCCGTAAGCAATACGGTGAATCAATGGTCTACACCTACGGCATACCATCTGGGGAATTCGATGTTTATGTATATCGCATTTCCTACGTGCTGGATGACGGTTCCGAAGTAGACCTCCCTTGGGATGACATCACAGCGTGGTGTGCGGCCCACGGTATTAAGTATTGCCCAGTAATTGAGCGATTCAAATATGATGGTGACCTAGAGAAATTGGTCACCCGTGTAAGATTCTTATCTGATGGCCCTTCTACTGTGTGCTTCCGCCATATTCGTGAAGGCGTATGTGTCCGGGCAAACGGCGCCCACTGGACTGTATTCAAGAATAAGTCGTATGACTATAAGCTTTTGGCCGGTCTGGCCCAAGAGCAGGTTGGATTTGTTGACCCCGAAGATTTATCTTAAGGAACTAATATGTACGGACCAGTAGGTTTTTTCAACGAAGAAGTAATCTCACCACGATATGGTTCAAGGAAATTGTTTGAAAATATTTTGTATCATCACCACGAAAAGGGTGTTGTCGACGTTGCTAAGATGGTCCCAATAGCATATTTGGCTGGCGACGATCTGGTTTTGGTGAACGGCGACGATGGCGGGGCTGTAATCCCTAGTGATGAATATGGATCAGATGGATTTAGCCTTCTCACAATAAGCTTCAGATGTCTAGCGAGATTTCTCGGGGCTGAACGAGAGCCTACCAAAGATGATATTGTGACTGCCCTAAAGGGTTGTCGCGTGGCTGAGTTCCATCCAGAAGAAAGAATATCTGGCCCAAAAACTAAAAAGCCGGGGCCGGGTTTTGTGTTTATTGGGCGTAATACATGGCATCGGTCACCAAATGTGTTACTCACCTTAACTATTGGTGACGTACGTAAATACATCATCATGGGTGTTGATGAAGATCAATACTTTGGGTGCCAATTGAGTGAGCCGGTTTTCACAATCGAAAACGCTTATACCTCATTGATGCCCGCCCATATTCGCAAGACTCCAAAAGAAAATATTCGCCGACAAGGTGAGTGGTTCTTCGTCAAATTGGACGGTAAAATTGAAGATTATGCGGGTGTCAAGAAATTGACCGTGAATAACTTGTATCAAGATGACATTGTCATCCATTACCTGCGAGGTAGAAACGATAATGAGTCATCAAATACTCATGTTGTAGCTTGTAATGTGATGTATGAAATTGCAGATAGTCTAAATATCAACGGGGGTAAACCAATCCCTCTGTTTGTTGATGGCGCTGTTAATCATAATCAACATGATGATTTGTACCTTAGCGGGTACTGGTGGGCGATTGAGAACACCGCTGTCCAAAGCTACTCAGAAGAAGGTGTCGACTAATGGGATGTTTCTCTATTAGCTGTTGTTTAAGTAATATGCCTATCTACTCACAAAAGGTAGGCATTATGCTTTTAAAGCCAGATGAATACGTTAAAAAGAGATTCCCATTTGAGAAAAACTTCATGGGATCAAATGAGGGGGAAAGGGTACTTTTCAAGCCCGCATCGCCTATCATCTACGGAAGCTGTGACACCTATGGAAACATAGAAGATATCACTATAGACGAGGGGTTCATTTGGACTTGCAAAGAGGTCCTCAAAATAGAGCCTACGGAAGAAGCGTTTCACGAGTGGGTTGGAACCGACTGGATGGACGAGCCATCAGATGGAATCTATATCACTTTCTTTCTGGCAGATATTGTTAAGCCTGCAATAGAGTTTTCGCGGAAACAAAATTCCGCCTACAACTACATGTGCCAGCATTGGGTGTTAGATAAGTTCCCTCAATTCTTTAAGCTTGAGCAAACACTCAACAAAAACAAGGAGAGATATAATCTCATCTACTCTATTGTGGGCAGTGATAAGCTTATAGCTTCTGATGGGGAATGGCTGCACAGTAAAAATGAAGGTCATGGATTCTACAAAACCAAAGACCTTTTAGAGTGGATCGACGTTCCGGAAATAACAGAGACCGTTATGTCTACTGAAGTTGGAACAAGTTATGATTTAATTCTTAAGAAAAAGTATGAGTTGACGGCGTCAATGGCGATGCTCGGATTGGGCGGGATAGAATTCCCCCCAGAAACTCCTCTTCCAGAAAAAATGCACGGGGCGAATGTTGATATCGAACTACTTGACTCCTATATGTATCAGGTAAATAGATACTACGCTCCAGTATTTAGTGGGCCGCAGCACAACGAATATGACGCTATCAAGCACCTTCTTGAGAATTCCCTCAGATTAACAGAAGAGGCTCTAAAAGAAAATGAAGATTGAATTAGTAGCTGTCGTAGCCGACACGGAATTTATGGAAGGGACATTACTTGCGATTAGGAAATCGATCCGCAGTATGTGGGGTCTCTCTGATGTTAAGATCATTTGTCCGCAAAAAGTAGCCGACGATGTCCAGCATGAGTTCACCACAGTAGTTGCTGAATTCGACTACCAAGATTATTCTAAGTTTATGCTACAAGAATTACGTAAGTATGTTGAACATGACTACGTAATGACAATTCAGTATGATTCTTGTATAATCAACGGGGCGATGTGGAATAGCGATTTGCTTAAATACGATTACGCTGGGGCTCCTTGGCCCAACCAATGGGTTAACAGAGTGGGTAACGGTGGGGTCTCTTTGCGTAGTCGTAAATTTTTAGAGGCCACAGCGATGTTGCCTTACAGCAAAACTGGCATCAAAGATCTTGACGCTGAAGATTTTTACGCTTGTGTATATTGTTACCATTGGATGTCTGAAGTGGGTATAAAGTTCGCTCCAGTCATGTTAGCCCGAGAATTCTGTGTGGAACACTCCATACCAGAGTGCCCACACGATTACGACGATTTGTCCACTTACAAAAGTTTCGCCTTCCATAGCTTCTACAATACCGCAGGGAAAAGGTTCTTAAATGCTGGACTTCAAAACGAGTAAACTAAATGGCAATAACGCACGATACAAAGGACGTTATATCAACAGGTTTATGGGGATGAAAGCCGCCCCTGACATGCTTATTCGGGGCCTTTTCCCAAACGCGAAGGAAATCACAGAAAGCTTTGGGGCACTATATGCCATTAGTAACTTACCTGTGGAATACAAAGATGATATAGCGGTAGTGTGTGTGGGCGATGGATTCTCGCCAAGAACTGCCGCTCTTTGTGCCTTCTGTACCAAATGGGATTGTTACTCAGTAGACCCAGTACTACGGGACAAAAACTGGGACATAGATCGCCTCACTACCAAAAGATTCAAAATTCAAGACACATTCTTGGAATTTGATAAACCATGTATCATATTAATGGTACATTCGCACGTCAAGGTAAACGAGACACTCCCTTATATCAAGGCCCCAGTACGCCATCTTGTGACGATGGAATGCTGTATGAGTTTAAATTTTGAGGGAAAGCCACCTATCGCGGACTACGAAGATCCAAACGTGTGGTCGCCCAAAAACAAAATCAAAGTATGGGAAAATGTATGATTATCGCAATGAACTTTAATGTACACCAGACATTGGTATTAGTATATCTAATATCATTAGTGGCATCATTCTACGTAATGATAATGAATGATATCGTCAACAAAAAGACTACGGGCGAATCATTATTTGCCTGCATGGTGTTGTCATTACCCCCAGTACTAAATACCGTACTTTTGGTTTTCTACGGTGTTTCTAACATTTTGGATGCATCAAAATGGAACAAATAATCTGCCACCTAATTGGCGACTACCTACTCCAAAATAACTGGATGGCCATAAATAAGACCAAAAGTTTATTACCCGCCATCTGCCACTGCCTTGCTTACACTCTTCCATTCGCCCTATTGACACAAGATCCTCTGAAATTGTTTGCAATATTCTTTGGGCACCTTCTGGTGGACCATAGCGGTATAGTCAAAGAACTATCAGACTATCAACTGAAGGGTTGTGAAGATTACCAAAAGTGGATATTAGGAATCGTTAGAGACAACACTGTCCACCTTATATTTAATTACATCGTATTATTTGAGGTTGTAAAATGAAGCTCCCAGATTTGTTCAATAAATTGTACGGTGTGTATGAGCAACACCAAAACTTGATCATTGCCCTTGACTTTGATGACACAATTTTCGATTGGAAAAACTCAGGTTATGATTTAGAATACATCAGAGACCTAGTGCGTAGATGCCAGAAACATCTTAATGCAAAGGTAATCCTTTTTACTTGCCGCGAAGGCCTTGTACTAAGTGAAGCTATTGACTACTGCAATGACCAAGGAATAGGGCTGTGGGGCGTCAATAAAAACCCAGACCACCCGCCCACATCCAGCAAGCCTTTCTATAACGTCCTTTTAGATGATAAGGCGTGCTTAGCTGAAGTCGCTGCAGTACTTGAGAGACTATTAAAAGAGTTTGGTAATGAAGCCTAGTACAGATAAAAGACTCAGCAAACTCTTTAAGAAACAGGCCAAAGACGTGAAATATTTTGTAGAGAGATGGTTCGGGCCAAAATGTAAAGACTTCAATGAAGACTGTGAATGTTGTAAAAGGTGGGCTTTAGCTAAAAAACTGACGGAGAATCCATTCGATGACAAAAATCCAAGTAGTCTATAGATGTTGCGAAGAAGACCACAAGAAATCAGTACGCCCACCCAAGTTCTCCAAAGAGCGATGCCTTAGGAACTTCCTTGATGTATTTAGATACAATCCTATTAAGGATGTGGAAGTACAGATAAACGCCGTGCACGATGGGCCTTGCGGACTTTTGCACCAGACTTTGGAGTTCCTTGATATACCTATCGAAAAGATAGATTTCAAGAATAACCTACAATCTTTAGAGTACTGTCTATTCTTCGCGGCAGGTGCCCCAGAAAGTGACATCATCTACTTTGTAGAAGACGACTATCTCCACACAGATGACGCCCTAGAAACTTTACTTGAGGGGTTCTCCCTTACTAAAGATTCAATCATAAGTCTTTATGATCATCCTGATAGATATACTAGGAATGACGATGTAGACTATGAGAAGACCAAAATCGTTCTGGGCAAGAAAAAATACTGGCGTAGTGCAGAAAGCACCACATGTACGTGGGCGATTACATCTAAATTGTATGAGCGAGTGTTCGACGTTGCTTATGAATATGGATTGTATGATAGGGGTCTGTTTAGGGCCCTAGCTCTTCGTAATATTAAACTCTATACACCTATGGTGGCTTCATCCACTCATTGTCATATGCCATTTATGAGCCCTTTTGTTAATTGGAGCGATCTATGACAGAGAATCCGTATCAGGCCCCGCCTTCAGATATGCCGCACTCTTACTACATTTACAAATATGATGTAAACGCAGTAGCAGCGTGGGTTTATAGAGGCATAATGTTTGCCCTAGCAATTGCATCTTTTGTATTATTCTTCTATTTTACAGATAGACGCGGGGCGGAAATAACCGCCTCAATTGGAATAATTGGCTCACTGGCGGACATAATAACATGTCTAATAGTGGAGAAATTAAATGAATCACAAAGAAGAACAGATATCGGTAGCTAGGAAATGTGCCCAACTTAAGCAAATAATTAGGTTGGGCAAGTGCGAACACCCTGAACACGCATTAGTGCAAATGCTAATACAAAATGGTGGGTTCTTAGAGTACTGTTCTGATTGCGATAAAGTAACTTGTATGGTGGACTAATGAACACTGAAGAAGCTGTGCAAATTTTGAGAGAACAGGGATTCACTGTCGTTCCGTCTAACACATGGAAAAGCTTTAAGGTTACTTCCCCAAAAGACAGTGAAATACATGAGACTATCTGGTCTGGGAAAAAGGGGCGGACGGAACTTTACAATCTAGATAGATACTCGCCCCGAGAGCTAATAAAGTGGGCGAAAACCTACACCTCTGACTCTCCCGGTAGAACAGTATTCAAGAAACCACTCAAAGAGTATCAGGCTAAAAGAGATCGCCGCAAAACAAAGCAAGCGATTAAGCACCAAGATATTGACTCTATACCGCTCAATAAACCTTTACACGAAGAAAATCGTTGGAATTGGGATTAAGTTATGGCCGCCAAAAGACGCTACTGCGACACCAAAAAATGTGATCACCTTGTAGACAGCCAAATTATCGTGGGCAATATGAAGCATTCATTATGCTACTCCTGCCTTGTTCACCTTCATGGAGATCTTCAACAGATGCTTTACGGAGACGACGAAGAAACAGAGATCATGGACTGGCCAGACGCCCCACTTGATTTATCAGATCTGGTCGAAGGATTTAGCCCTCCTCCTATAGAGGAAGAGCCTCAAGAAAAACGCACTGAGAGCGGGATAATACTCGCATAACAATAACACGACGTCACTCTGGCTCTTGCGGAGTGTACTCCTCGGCTATGGCGAAAGTTAGACGCGGCAATAAAATGCTGGTATATATACCATGTGGGGTTCGAATCCCCCTAGCCCGAGTTTTTCAAAGAAAGGTAAGTTATGAAATTAGAACTAAGTCAAAAGGAAATCACCGAGGCTATTACCGAATGGATTAATAGCCACACAGAATATGAAATTGCTGTAGGAGATATAACATTACAGTCGAACGGCACAATGGTACAGGCTGACCAGATATCTGCCTTTATAGAGGTGAGTTTAGCTTAATGGATATCTCTATTGTCACATTCACGTTGGGCGGGCGAGAGGAATACTTGGCCCAATGTATAATTTCTGCTGTTAAAAATTCGTATCATCACGCATCGCCAGTGAATATTGAACATCATATAGTGTTTCAAGGTTGCAAATACCCAGAGACATTAGAACACATTAGGTCATATGCACGGATTGTTAAAAATTACACTATACATATTCATGAATGGCCTGAGAACATAGGGATTGGGGCGGGCTTAAATAAAATCCTCCCAGAATGTAAGGGCAGCCTCATATTCAAAATGGATGATGATTGTGAAATTGTTACTAGAGATTTTTTCACGAGAGCAATGTCAATACACAAGGCGTACCCTACAGCAATTTTTAGCCCACAACCATTAGGTTTAGTAAATAATATGGCAGGCCCGCCCGGACACAGCAGATCTGTTTATTATGATCAAACAAACGATAAATATTATATGCTTAGAAACGTCCACCATGTCGGTGGATTTGCTAGGCTGTGCCCAAAATCTATTTTTGAAAGCTTCTCATTTCAGCCAGACCTTATTAAAGGTATTAGTGGCACTGAAGATGGGCAATTGAGTCAGTATGCCGCTGCTAATAATATTCCAATGTTTTATGTAGAAACTGGTATGGCTGTCGAGCATCAAGAGGGTCTCGGACAAATTGCAAGATATCCAGAATATTTCAGAGAAAGATCTGGCGACTTACAAACATATGAAAAATGGGTTAAATAATTTTATCACTCTTTTCTAGATTGCCAATATACTCCAGTGTCTCACCATGAGCAATTGCTATAGCTGTCGTTGCCCATCTAGGAATTGTATTGGTATAATGAAAACACAGTTTTCTTTGTTCTAAATCAGATAAATCAAATTTTGAACATGGAATTATATGATCAATATGCCAACCATTTTTACCATGTTTTTCCCAAGTCATACCTTTAGTAAATCTTGATTCGAGATAATTCCTATAAAAGTCTAAGTCACATCCAATTAATCGCTTGGTTGATTCTGACTTTTTGTAAGATTTTAATGCTACGCGTATTCGTGCCCGCAATACTCCGCGTAATTTCGTATTTGCGGATAATCCACGTTTTTCTCTAGACCGTACACGCGCATTAATTTTTTCTCTATTTTCTAATGCGTACTTACGCTTTCTCTTTTTAATTAAGTCTTTATTTGAATCTCTGTATTCTTTCATTTGCTTAAGAATATTTAATCTATTATTTTCGTAATAAGCAGCGGTCATTTTGTTAATTTTTTGCTTATTCTCTAGATAATATTTTCCCCTATATTCTTTTAGCTTTTTGCTATTGCTCTGTCTATAACTTGTGTAGTACCCATTTTTTGCACGAGCCGCATTTTTCTCTTTAGTTTTTTGCAATAATTTGCCTTTGTTTTTCTCTCTGTATATCTTACTTAGATAAGAACAACATCGCTTGCATTTCTCTCTCAATCCCATTTTTCCGTTTTTTGATTTTGAGAAACTTGAAAGCTCTAATTCAACCAAACACTCTGTACATTTTTTCATAATTAGTCTCTAATAAATAATCTGGGCGAATTCCCTCTAATGTATATTACACTAAATGACAAAATGTTTTAACTTTTTCGATAAATTTTTGGATAACTTATGACAATAATCTTGAATATTGAGGTTGTGCGATGATTGTTACAATTGTCCGCGAAACAAGCACAAAACCACGGACATTCTGAAAGGACATAGTTAATGCTGGGCCATCTTAAAATTCAAACTGACGACGACTTCTCAGTATTATACAAGGGCAAACTTTATATGTCCTATGATTTCAGTCTAATAATAGATGAAATTGGGGATCTTGACAAGATAGAGCTACTTGGACGATATGGGCAGATAAGAGGCCCTCTAACTAAATGTTATGAGGTAGAGCGAGATATAAAGGTAATTAAAACCCGCCCAAATGAAATGCTAGACACGACTGGCGGCAATAGGGGCGTATGTTGGTGGCCAGTAGAAAGTATTGAAATGCAAGAACAAGAGCTTACAACTTACTTTACAGTTTTGCCCAAACATTGTAATCATCACATCCCTATGATTTTTGGGGGTGAATTTATGGCCCAGATGGATATTGCGGCTGCTATGCTCGCGGCAAAATTGCTGGTATCCAGTAAAACCGCTACACACGCCGTTACCCACAAGTTTGAGGGCGAATTTATGGCGGCGGCCCAGATGGGCGATATTGTGCAGTTACACTGCCAAGTTAGTGAATTACGTAAAAAGGCTATAGTTATCATGGTAGAGGCCCACAGACAGAAAAGGGGTGAGCCTATGAATGATTACATCGCTTGGGCGAAGTTTGTATTTGTCTCAAAAAACGAAGATAAATTCGTAGAACACGAATTGAGTTTGTGATGCGAAATACAAACGTACTAGACATTGATGGGAAAGAAATTTTTGAGGGGGATATTGTGGCTATTTACACTGCCGCAATATGGAAACTTGAGGGCGACAAAGAATTGATGGAGAAGGCTGCGGGCCGATACAGAGTAGTCTATAAGCATCAGGACTTTAGGCTGGAAGAGATTTCCCCACATTGGTTTCATCCCCCGTACAATTCTTCTGTACATGAATTCACTGTTTTGAAGGTAATAGAATAGAAGGCAAACAGATCATGAGCGAAAAAGTTAAAATTATCAGCATACCAGTAGTCATACGCCTCCAAGATAATCAAGATGGCGGATATACAATGTATATCTATAATAATTATGAGGAGATGATAGCCGGCCATCCTCGGGCAGATGAAATGACCGATGAACTTCAGGAAGAGATCATTAACGGCGAAGATGAATACGAGAACGGCTATATCGGAGAAGATAGAATCGAGATCGAATGTAGTATGGGTCTGGAATACCGATTAGCTAAACCTTTAAGTTTCGGGGCTGGACAATAATGGATGATTCACAGGCAAGGTCTAAAGTTTGCAACGAACTAGCTATGAAGTGCCAAAATTTAGTTTTAGAATCTATGACAGATGAAATTGTAGAAAAACTGAATAATAACATGGAAGTAAATCACTTCTTGGCTTGCCTAAATAATAGATTAGCTATCTTAATAGGTATGAGAATGAATATCAAATGCACAAAGAAATGAATTTAGAATGGATCCCAATAGAGTCCGCCCCAAAAGATGGGACTGTGGTAATCTCAGATTGCGGGCATGTAAAATGGACAGCAATTCCTTCTGACTTCTTTCCGGGATCTGATATCTCTTGGTATGAGTGTTACGCGAACGGCGAACTTAAATACGAATATGTAAACATTCAATATTCTTATCCTATCTTAGCAAATCCAACAATGTGGCTAAACATAAAGATACCACCAATCCCATGAAGAAATACACAACAGACAAACCGCTAGAAAAACCACTGGTGCCCGTGGGAACCCAGATGCTTGAAATACTAGCAGATGAGAACGCTACAAAAGAGGAGCGGGATATGGCTCTCGCCACTATCTTAGAAATAGTTTCTGTGCCAATAAGGGGTTACTAAATGGCCATTGAACATGCCACAATTAACAATGACCGAGAGCTATTCCTGTTTGTCCACGCCCGCAAAAAATGGGCACAAGACTTTGAATTTACTCCCTGCAGATTTCCCGTTAAGATTACTTACTGCGAGACAAGTTCAAATTGTTACCCGGTTGTAGAGCTTTGGGATGAATACCTTCCCGAAGAATTAGTGGAAGAGGAATACCCTAAGAGCGTACAAGATATAATAAGTGACGCTGTGATGGCAGCTCGCCAAGACCTTAAGAAGTGCAAGTCAAAACAATCCGATCCAACCTATCAATATTTATCTGGTAGACTTCACTCTTTAATAGAATTAACCGACGAAATAAGAAAGAGCAAATCATGACATTTTTTGATTTTGTAGACAAAAACCCACTATTCACATTCTTGATGACCTTTATGATTTTGATAGGCATAAACTCAATAGTAACCACTTGGAGAATGCACAAGTGATTATTGTACAAGTTGGCGCTAACAAAGGGGCAACTGATAATGACCCAGTGTGGGCCTTATGTCAAGAAAATTTGCCTGAATCATTAGACTGGACACTGCTCCTATTTGAACCAAATCCAAAGGCTGCCCATATTTGTCTTAGGAACTACAAGGCATACGGCTTTAAAGATGTGACTATTATGGAGGCGGCAGTGTCAGACTGCGACCGCACTGTAGAACTATATATCGACAACGATATACCGGGAAATGAAGGCTCGCAACATGCGTCTATGTATCTAAGTCATATGTACAAAATGGGCCACGCTTATGAGGCTTTGGTTAAAATTACCGTGCCGTGCATAACACTCAATGATTATATTCCTCATCAAGTAGATTACCTTCAGATAGACACCGAAGGACACGATGATATCATTGTTAACTCAATAGATTTTGAGCGATTTGATATTAAGAAGATTGAATTTGAAAAAGCCCATCTTGAAGAATATCGGCTAGAAAGAACTACCAAGCTATTGAAAAACAATGGGTATCATATAGCTTGGGAATCAAGAGAGGATATTTGTTTTGAAAGATAAATACAAGAAACTTAAGGCTACGCCACTTTCTGCATGTGTGAAAGAAATAAGCAAAGTGAGTCGCGGACATCTCGCCAATGAATACGGCGATAGAATAGAAGACTACTCTCAAGTTATGTCGCCTCTTACGAATAGGTTTATTAAACCCTATGTAACCTCAGAAACTCACGGGCCACAGGTATTTGATTGGCTAGTAAATTTTATAAAGGGGTGTAAAGTAGATAACGAAAGAATACTTGACCTAGGGTGCGGGGCTGGAGAATTGTTATCCAAATTGAAGGATGACTTTGAAGTATATGGCACGACAATACACTTGGGTGAGGCTAAGTACGGGCGAGAAGTCTACGGACTTGAAGACATCTGTCCTATCGACATGAGAGAGATTGGGGACTATTTCGAAGAACAATATTTCGACTACATCATACTGCATTGTTCGCTCCATTTTATATCTCAAGAAGAACGAGAGATTCTGGTGAACGATACAATATGGCGACTTTTAGCTTGGAAGGGCCTGCTAATAATCGTAGACTATAAGGGCGACCAATCTAGTGGGATTAAAAACATATCTCCTCATTATAGAGATATAACCCCAAAAGAATATAATACAATGGGCAATTTGACGGTATTAATGAAATGACAAAAGCTGGCCACAAATTCGCATGTTTAAATCTGACTGAATTTAAGACGCCCGAAGAGTATCTAAAAGCTTGTGATGTAGATGTTAGAACGTCTATTAATAAAGCTAAAAGACTAACTTATGTGATTGAAGAACTGACGGAAATAAATGAGGTTATAAGCGCTCAGTTATACGATATTTGGACCTCGACAAATATCCGGCAAAACCGCTCGATAAATCTCAACTACGAACTACTGTCTGGCAAAACAGTTTTGATAACTAAAGAAAAATGGCCAATAAGCAGATATACACCAAACAATAGAATGTTCGTGTTAAAGTCCAAAGATAAAATACTATGTTATTTAGAGCTGGATATACGCGGCACAATGGCAATAGTACATAGCACATTAGGGCACGCAGATTATTTAAACAATGGTATAATGAAAACATTATACTTTGAGGTCTTTAAAATAACATGGGGTAATTTCGAGACAGTGGTATATGGTCAAAAAAAAGACCTGAATTACTTTAAAAAGGATCTACTATTTCAATGAAGAGCAAGACACGACAGGATTGCGAACGGGCTGTAGCAACTTACGCCCCAATTATACGGGCAGGAGTCGCCCACCTCAAGAAACCACAAATGCTGTATGTTGGCGTGGCGGGAAACCCTCTAACGCATAATGGAAAGCCGGGTTTGGATAATCCAGAATTATTCCCAGAGTTTGAAGTAACTACACTTGACTTCGACAAAGCTTGGAACCCAGACATAGTGGGCGATATTACAGCCCCAGAAGATTGGTGGGACGGCACTCCCTATGATCTTGTGATCATTACCCAAGTTATTGAGCATATTCCTAACGTGTGGGATGTCCCATACGGCATCAAGCAAATAATGAGAAGAGACGGATTCGTAATCGTGGATAGCCCATGGGGCCCAAAAGGTCCAGACTACCACGGCGAGCCGCCCTCATTCGGAGATTACTGGAGAATTTCTAAGGACGGAATGCAAACATTATTCGTCTCCAATTTTCACATCATGAACATAATGGATACTGATGCTAATGTATCCGCTCTTTTAAGGAAGCTGTGATGGCAGAATACACATTTAAACATAATGGGATGTATGATCAATACTTAACGATCAAAAAGAAAGATCTTAAACTCGACCCGGTTTTCCTTGATATGGAAGGCAAATTTACACCAATGTCAATGGAAACACCTATGCCAGTAGTAGAAGAAAAAAAGAAAGCCCCAGTAGAAGTTGGCTATCGGGCGATTAGAGTTGACTTCAACAACAGGCAAACATATGGTGTAGTTACTTACGTTAATCAATTTGGACTTGACTACATCATAAAAATACAATGGGACGATGGAAAATATGACCATCAATATTTAAGTGTCTTACGGAAAGAAATATTAGTATGCCCACCAAATGCTGTATAGAATTTGATGACCTCCATCCTAATCCAGACGTAGACTGCTTAGACGTAATGGAAGAACTGTATGAGCAATACGAGGAAATATTGATAAACTTCTTCGTGCCAGCCCAATACGGAGGAATGCCACTATTTGACGATAAGAAGTGGTGTAAGAGATTACAGCGTATGGTGGAAGATGATAGAGTATGCCTAGGGGTCCACGGACTTCTGCACTCCCCCGAAGAAATGAAACATAAAACCTACCAAGAGGCTGTAAGCTCTATACGGGCCGCTGAGGCGATCTTTAACGCGGCTGGGCTTCCATATGCAAAAGTATTTAGAGGCCCCCATTGGGGTCTTAATGGCCCCACAATCGACGCCCTTATAGACTTGGGGTACACACATCTATATTCCCACATAAATTACTTCTGTCTGACTGAGCCTTACAGAGATAAGATTAAAACAGTCATCTATAATTTCAACTTCGCGGACAAGTGGCCCCACATGGAAAACCTGTATGAAAACAGCATGATAGTGGCCCACGGACATACATCAAAATACCGTCATCTTAATTGTGGCAACGGAATAGCTGACCATCTTGACAAGATTGACTACTTGGTTAGAAATTTTGAGTGTATGAGGATTGACGAGGTATGATAGAAAAAAACCCTTATTGCGAAGCATGTGTGCCTGCGGAGAGTCAGGTTGCTGCCATCCGACAAAATGCAAGATGAGCCCTAATGGGAAATACTGTGGTATCTACTTGGCGTTATTAAGAAGTGCGTATATTACGCTGGAATCACTTTTGGAAAAACAAAAGGATTTTCAGCAAAACAAAGCTTTGGATGAATGGATAAAAAATGACTCAGAACAATTGGGAAATGTACAGGTGGATAGACTCTCTTGACCCAGATATGGTAAGCGTGGTATTGCCAACCTATAAAAGGCCAGTATATTTGGAGCGGGCTTTACACTCTTTAGCTGAACAAAAAGACCCACCTAAATTTGAAGTCATAGTAGTGGACGATGGCTCGCCAAAGCCAAACCTGATCAAAGATATAGTCGAAACCTATGTTGATCTTATGGGTATGAATATAAAGCTGATTGAGTTAGCTGAAAATTCTGGGACGGTCTCAATCCCAAGAAATATTGGCATCTCGCATATATCAGGCCTGTATGTTTCCCCAATGGACGATGACTGCTTCGCCGAACCTGATAAGCTAAATCTTCTATACTCTGCGATTATTCAGCCCAGAAGAGAATGGACGCTGCTCGCTTTCGGCAACAGAAGAGAACTTGCAAAAGCTGAGGGGGAAAATGTTTTCAGGGAACTGAAGGTGGTAAATTCACGGGCTCAAGATCCACGTAGGGTCGGCCTAGACAATGGGCAATTCATTTATTCAGCAGAAATTTACGGCGAAATAAAGCCGTGTTTAGCGATTAACGCATGTGACTGGGAGCTGTATAAGCAAATACCAGAAATGGGCGGAGAATTTATATTTGTAAATGAGACAGTCTGTAACTATGTGTGGCATGGAAATAACATCTCACTTACCCCTAAGCCATTGCGTAAAAATCCCGCAGACTTAATACAAAATTTCAAACAATACTTTAAGGAAGGGCCATTTAAGAATGAAGTCTATTCTTAGTTTTTGTTTCACTTGGATACTTAGCACAGCATTTATTTTCTTGCTGTACAAATTTGGAGTATGGGTGGACAGTTTGATGACTGTTCATACAGAGTTGTATCATTCGATACACAGTTGGGGAAGTATTGTGCTATCCCCTTTGTTTGGGTTGTTAATAACCGTTGGTTTATTAGAAAGTTGATGGTGTTTTATGGAAGTTGATCTGCAGAAAATGTTTGAACGATGTTTGACAGAAGTTGGCGGCAATAAGACGCGAGCTATGCAGCGTTTTATTATCGCAGCTAAAAAAGAAAAGCCTGATGTAACTATGCAAGAATGCATGGCTATTACAGGCCACACTTCAGAAGATGAAAAGAAGGCTATCAATCTGGCCCAAAATTTCAGAACAACTGTATTTAACCCTATTCGCGACCATGTCGCAAAGGTTAGATTTCAAGTTGCAGATCCTAACGAGATCTTTGGGCGTACTGGTAAAAAGCGTTCTAAGGAGCAAATTGAGCTGAGACGTCAAATTCTTAGCCAATTCCCAGCTTTGACAAAAACCGCCGCAGGTATTGGTGATATGGATCACATCGCCGATTTGATGGACTAATTTTAACGAACGAACTCCGGCTAGAAATAGCCGGAGTTTTTTATTGGAGGAAAAATGGAAATAAACCTAACTGGATATATCACTAATCAAACTAGCTACGGGTTAGTAACTCTGAACCTTCTTAAACAGATGGACAGATATTGCTCCGCCATTAACCTCCACTCATCACCTCAGGGAGATTGCGGAGAGTTCAATGCATTAGTCCGCAAAAAGCTCGACATCGCCCCAATGTTTGATATCTGTGCCCCATCATTAAGAATTGCCCACCAATTTGATATGGCTATAGGTATTGGGTTAGGCAAGAGATACGGTTACACATTCTCTGAACTCAATCGACTGACCCCCATAGAAAAGAATCACCTTAATTCACTTGAAATGGTAATCGTGCCGACCGAATGGCAGGCGGAAGTATATAGGCAAAATGGAGTAAACACACCAATACGCATTTGTAACGCAGGATACAATAATGATGTGTTCACGCCGCACAAATACATGCCACCCAAATGCGTGTTCCTATCTATTGGCAAGTGGGAAGTAAGAAAACAACAAGACCAAATAGTACTGGCGTTTCACAAAGCGTTTGCTGAACAAGATAATGTGGAACTGTGGTTAAGTTGCGACAACAAATTTATAAAAGACTTTGTTGACCAGAAAAAGAAAGCGTACAAAGATCTCTTGGGCGATCGCCTTAAAATAATCGGGCGAGTGGAATCCCCATTTGATTTAGCTAGAATTGTACAACAGTCATACTGCTTCGTCGCCCCTTCACTCGCCGAAGGCTGGAATCTTCCACTACTCGAAGCTATGGGCTGTGGAAAGTTCTCAATAGCCACGAATTACAGCGGGCATACCGAGTTCACAAATAAAGAAACCACCCATCTACTAGAGCCGACTGGCTTAGTGCCCGCCGTAGATAATATGTGGTTTAGAGAAGACTCGCCCACAAACTGTGGCGAATGGTGTAGCTACTCAGAGGATGACTTGATTTCTGCTATGTGGACTGTGCTAGAAGACTACAAGAGTGGAAAAATATTATCGGCACCAGCAGAAAATATGGCTAAGAAATTTACTTGGGGACACGCTGCTAGTACTATGATAAGTATACTAGAGGAGGATCAAGATGATGAATGTGAAGATGATAGTTAAAGCTATAGACAACTCTGGGGCCATCTCAATCCTATTAAAAGATGGTCAATTGCCCAAGTTCACAATATCTGAGCCAGAGAATCAAGGCGATGTTGACGAAATATTAAAAGATATGCTGAAACACGCTGGCGGATCTCTTACTTATTTCCCAATAAAACTTGTAGATTTCTCGATATGGCCCGAAATCTCAGTGTATTATACATTACTACATCCAAAGGAATTTTTAGATGAAAAACCTAATTATAAGCTTGCTAACATCAACAGCAGCTTTTCTGCACAAGATGGCGTCGCGATTAGAAAAGCGTTTTCAGTACCTTACTATTAGTATGTCGCCTAAATCATTACTTCTTAGTGTTAAATACTCTTCGAAGAAAATGATTGATGTCATAACTACAATGGCTGGTAACGATATGCTTAAAAATCTGCTAATCGCCCATAATGGAGAAATCATACAAGTTCCGGGCACACAAAAACGATCGGAGATAGAAGATATGCCGCAGATAATTTGGGAAGATTTTAAGCTAAACTATATCGAACGTACTAATGACGAAAAAGAAGAAGATGATGACGACGAAGATATAGTCTTTGAAGATGACGATGAAAATATGCGTGGTCTTGATATGATGTTTGGGCAGATGAATCAGGCACGACAGATACATCACACCCCGTGGGGCAGATTTTTAGCCGAAAATCCTTTGTCTCCAGTTAATTTGTATGAACTTAAGGTTGGTCACCTCAAAGGTTTTAAGATAACGTCTATACCGAACTTCGAAAAAATTATGTCAGAAGTTGACGGAGTAGCACTTTTCGCCAAGCTTGATCCATACTTCATTGTCATGGCCCCAGCCAAGTTATATTCTGTGGTAGAAGTCAAGGCGAATATTGAGCGGGCGATATACAAAGCCCTTAATATTGAGATCAAGAACGAACCCCCAGACCTAGAGTCTTACGCGGCACAGGCCCAAGCTGTTTCGCATTCAAAGTTTGTAGATGACGGTATACAAAACATTGTGCTAGTATTTCCTGAGCCTAATGTTGAAGTAGAAATAATAGAAAATCCTACTGAAAAAGAGCTTAACGAAGTAGATAAGCTTTCTGCCCAATTGAAGGATTTAATCGTTTTCAAAAATGGAGAATTGTATGAACAGAAATGAAACCCCAACATTTGAGTCGCTCGCTAAAAATTATGGATTTATTAGTGGGCAGATGAGACTCGTCCCGCGAGCGTTCTACAAGCATCTATCTTATGACGAAATTAAGTCCGAATTATACATCACGATTGGGCGATGTGTAGAAAAGTTTGACCCTAAGCGTGGAAATATTTTCTTCTTTGTCAAGAAGTCTTTATCTAACGCCCTAAAAAGAATGATAGAAGATCAGCGATACTATTCAGAGACAGAGGTGCCTTTAGAGCACGCATACGGGCTTAGCTATGAACCAAAAAATGAAGCCGAACAAGAGCTTTTATCGTACCTTGGTCATTTTTCCGATGACATTCTTAATGAACTTACTGATTTCGTATTGGGCAAAAAAAATAAGGACGAGCTTCAAAAAAGCCCGTCCTTCGAAAGAGTGGACGTCGACCGAATTATAAATAGCCTTGACTTATTGGTCTCTTAGGCCGAAATATCCATCTAACAATTTTCCTATTAACCATCCTATCAGGACTCTAAAAAGGAAAAAAGTTACTGGATCCATCTTCTGTATTTTAATTTCGAGATCAGACTCTGCTTCTTCTCTGGTAGAGTAATTACTATTAGCAATTTCTTTGCCGATAAAATCACGAGTCTGGTTGAATCTCTTCTCTTTGATTGGCTTATTCTTTTTATTTCTCTTGCCGGTAAATAGCAGTGTATCATTGCTAGTACACTCTGCCAGATACTGTTCGTATGTTATCATCTTTCAAACTCCCACTCGCCAAGTGAGCTTAGCTTAACTTTTATGGATGTGTCTGAAATAGTGATAACTTCAACGCGAGGCTTTACAAGATTAAGCAACCTCTTCGGGCCGATCTTTTCTACGTGTAGATAAGTAAAGGGAGCGTCAAATTCTATGACGATCTCTTTCTCATCATTAACTGTCATCACAGTTTTAATTGTGCTGGCATCAGAACAAAGATAAACCCCTTCGTCTACTTGAACTTTCTTGTCAACCAATAAAGATTGAAGAGTGCTTAGGCTAAATTCCATGCATCACCCCTAGTTTTTCAGCCTGCAGATCGTCAAAGATACCCTTAAGTTCGTAGAATGAAAGCTTTTCTAGCGGCCATTTTTCGAATTTGTCTTTGTCTTTAGACGTTCTTAGGTAAGAAACATAGTCCTTAACTTCTGCCCACTTTTTGCCGTTAAGAGAAGATTGCTCTTTTTGGGCCTTTTCGTACCAAATACCCTCTTTCAAATTGGGGTGCAGACCTGAGTCAAGCTCGAACATAAGCTCTGTGGCCTTTTCTGCAGAAAAGTCTGAACCCCTATAGCCAAAAAAATCTTTGTCAGACTTATAATGATAAAAATCATCTGTCTTTGTGCAAATCAAAAAGTACGGCACGACATCTGGTTCTATTAGCTTGACATCAGCCTTAGCTTCACCAGACTCGATATCAACTTCTTTCACTTCAATCCCTAAAAATTCAAATGAAGGGTAAATTGATTTTTGCCAAGTCGCACACGGGCCACACCACGAAGCAGTCATCTTCTTAACGTAGTAAGTCTTGTAAAGACGCTTTAGGGCCTTCACAGAATCATCTATGCCACTAGAAACTGTTTCTGTCTGAACTTCTTCGGCAGTCGCCCCAGAGGTGCAATTTACGCATCCACAAGGCTTTCCGCCCACAGAACACTCGCATTTGGTTTTAGAAGTACCGCCATCATAAGATATCAAGCCTGTCGACTTGTCACACTTACACTCTGAAGAAACTACTTCATCGGCTTTTACACTGCCCATAAAATTCATCAAAGATGCAATAGCCAACGAGTCTGGCTCAAAAATATATGAGCTAGTGTTTATGTTGGGCTTTGGGTCACTCTTTTCCATGCCACTGTTTATAAGCAACAGCATTCCGATTATAAACAACAGTTTTTTCATTTTTACCTACCAAGCTACTTCCGTATTGATTATTTTAGGATATCCCTTGTGGGCTGCAAGATTCCACGCGTCCTGCTTGCACATTCTATCTATAACACTGGCCTCTACCCAAAATGAACCCTTCGGCTCATTAAACTTGCGTACGGGCATTCTATTCCAGTTTGGCCCCCAGCTATTTACGATAAGAACCAAATCTTTGTCGCCCCGTATTCCACACGCAAACATGCAGTGACCCCAGCTTCCACTGGCCTTAGCTACTCCATCATTATTACACACATTTGAAAAGCCCTGATTGCTTCCAATTACTACTGGATATCCAGAGGCTATTGAATCTCTACACATATCATAAGAAGTAACACGAGCGTATTGCTCAATGATATAATCTTTTGAGATTTCTTCAATTTCTTTAGGAAATCCGGAGTTATTGCCCCACTGACGACTTCTAGTCTCGCTATAATTACTAAGGTCAACTGAATTATACTTACCACGAGCCACCGTGCCGAATGTACCAACGTACTTAACGCCTAGAGCCACAGAAGCCCCATCTCCGTTAATACGCCAGCCGTTTAGCTTTCTAGCCCCATAATAAATAGGCTCAGTCGCAGTTATGTTCTTAAATTCTGAACGTTCGCCCTTTTTAATTTCAGTTGCTTTAAGGGTGTCAACACTTCCCGCTATACCGAATGAGGTGCAAGTTCCAACCTGCCCCTGATTCAATACAGGAAATTCCATACCAATTGCTTTGTAACTCTCGTAAAGCAGTACGGTCTTTCCCTTGCCTTCATTTAGCAAATGAGGGGCTGCTGCCCCAAAAATGCCATTCGTTAAAGATTCACAAACTGAATCAACTGTGTCTGGATCTGATATCCAGCCTGTATTGTTATGAGGCATTAGTCAATCCCCGCTTTAATTCCATCCGCAATAGAGGAAACTTCTTCAAGAAATTTGCTTTGATTTGTGTCGTTATATTCCAATTCTTTATACTTTTCGAACACAGAATTCACCACCTCTTTAAACTTAACAGTTTTATTAGGCATCAGTTTATCACGCACAGCTACTTGTTTATCAAAGATAACCCCAAAGTCTTTCTGCCCTTCGAAATCAAACTCTTTGCCATAAAGATACGTACCTTTGTAGATAGAATACCAAATCCCAAGGTCTTTATTGCTTATTTGATCTTCGTTAGCGGCGTCTCTAACCTTAGTGGCTATCTCGCTTAACTGTACAACCTCTATCTTATATGCCGGAGCGGGAACATCTTGCTTCGCACACCCAGAAACCAAAACCATTAAGATGAATACTTTTAGAAAATTACTCATTAGTATTTCCTTTTTTGCTGTGCATATCAAAAAACTTAGAAGCTACACTCTTAATCTCTTGCAGTAATGTTTCGTCCCCAGAAGCCACAGCTCTGTCTCTAAGATGGGCAATTGCTTCAATATCACGAGCTTCGACCGCTTTAGAATCTTTAGCAGTAACTTTCCTTTTGGGCAAAATAGACTTTACTGCTGAGAAATTAATCTTAGCTAGATTAGCCTTAATTTTATCAAAAAATAGGGCGCCGACAATGCCGGTCGCCCCTAAAGCTAGCTGCCAGTTATCCACGATACTTTTTATGATTTCATTATAATCTGGCATTTGTTTCTCCTATGAATTAGATTTAATAAGCTTATTTACAAAATCGAGACCAATAGTCAAACCCAACATAACGTAAGGTTGATACGGCCCAAGAGCTACTGGATTAATTGTCGTTATCAAATATGATAAAGTAGCTGCAACCCCGACAAGCACACCAGTCTTGCTAACTTTTGCCAAGTCAGTGCTGTCAACTTTACCACTTGGCGAAGTGTCTGGGACACTTTTAGCAAAAACATCTTTTAGTTTTTTAAGAAAGTCCATATTTTTACCTTTTAGTGAGCTGTTGAATGATTATAGGAAACTGGATTAATTCCACCCAAAACAGTAAGTCTTGCTGGAACTCTATATGGATCGTTTTGGGCATCTACTTCTTTATCCGCTGGAACTCCAGTAAATGGAATAGAAAATCCATAACCAGATCCTTGGAGAGCATTGTAAGTGACTGCCCCTGTTAGGATATCGATAGCAGTAACGCCATTAACTCGCCCGTACTTATTTGTGTGCTGGCGTGTGTCTGGGGTATTAGCTCCCGTTATGATTTGCCCAGCCTGTGTAACTACTCTATTGTTGTTGCTTGAGCTGTATTCGTAACTTGCCATTATTTCTTCTTTCGTTTTTAAGTTTGAGTGTGGGATGTCTTCCCACTATATATTACACTAAAAAAAACAAAACATTTGCCAAAGACCTATGTTTTTTGGGAATTTTCAAAATTTTTCTGAAAAAATGCCAAAAATCGACCGCCTCTGGTGTATTATACTATGGAGACTCTGTCTCTGTCAACCACGTTGAGTAATCTGCGTGTCGCATATCAATGCGGTCATTTGTCCAAAAAATCAAACCTTCGGCATTGTGCCGAGAATATCATCTGTGGGCCCACAGGAAAGCGTCTGACGCAATTCACCCACAGGCTGATAAACCGTTAGGGGTTATCGGGTGGTCAACTCCACAAGGCTCTCAGAGCCCCACAGAGTGTGCGGACATTTGCCCAATAGACTGGCTTTAGAGAACAGGAAATAACACGTCCTGTAGGGAGAAATCCCGTAGACTCGGTAATAGCTCGTGAATTCAGTAATGAATAGGCGTCTGTGAAATTCCAGCGTCCTCCGCTCACATTGGCGGCACAACCACTATGATAGCTATTAGAAATCGGGCTCAGTTTGATATGTGGACTTTTAACCATTTGCAATTTTTGGTACTTTCAGGCTAATCCCTGCAAAACACCAAACTAGCTATCATGGTTAAGAGAATGGTGTGTTTACGTACTTTTACTAGAATTTGGTGGGTTATGCTTAACGAAGAACAGATGCTAGAAGTGTGTTTAATTGCTTATGATCATGAGCCGGAGTTATTCGAGGGGTATGTGGGCGAGTTCATAACTTATTACGCCCTAAAATCCTGTAAGTCTGATGTGTCAGATGAGGAATTGCGAGATAGAATATCTCGATTAATAGTAGATTTCACTCTACGTAGATTGTGCGAAAAGGGAGTCGTGGAAGCGACCCTTGAGGATGACGGGTCTACTTCATATTCGACAATAGATGGAGAAGAAGATGAGATGGTATACGGCTGACTTAATAAGTTTTTATTTTACTGGCAATCTGCGAATCTGTATGTGTGACAATATGCTTATGTTTAATATTACCTTTGATAGAATTCAGTTTTTCATACTTTCTTAAAAGGCCAAAATCATAAACTCTATTTGGATAAATGTATTCGTACAAAAGATTTATACCATGCTTGTTAGATATACAAATATGCGTGCTTTTGTGCGATCCATTTTTTCTGACAATTTGTTGAAAAGTATATTTGATTTCTAGCTTTTTTAAAATATCAAAAACCAATTCCCACCTTTGTTCAAACGAACCATAAAAATACATTCGCCCTTTACTTTTGTTTTTACTAATATTAATACATCCATCACCGTCAAAAAACCCGCGTAAAAAATAACAAAAATTATCACTGTTGATAAAATTTAAGATTCTTGACATATTTACTTTATCCATCAATACATTCTTGAAAAGATCAATATTTTCATCAGATGACGATAGCCTTATGCACGCTTGTTCGTTTTTACTATTTTTTCTAAATCTATAGCTTACTGTAAATCTGGAATTAATTTTTTCTAAACAGTATATGATATTTTCAGAATCTGATCTGATCATTTCTAAAATAGGATATTTATATTTTTTACCCGACAAATAACCATCTGCATAAAAATATCCAAGTAAGTACACTAATTCTCTTCGCATTTTAATCTTTCTGTGTTTTATGGAACGCATGATCCCTCCAAGCTATATTACACCAAAATCTAAAATTTATTAACTATTTAAGAAAATATTGTATGAAATACTTTACAGCAGACCTACACTTTAATCATGAAAAGTCTGTAAATTTCCCAGAGAGAAAAGGATTTTCTCTAAAAGAATGGGAAATCACATTGATTGATATAATTAACACATCGACAAAACGCAGTGACGAGCTTTATATTTTAGGAGATTTTTGCCTAGGAGATATATCTGACTTATCAAGGTACAGACAAATGATAAAAGCTAAAAATGTTTGGCTAATTAAAGGGAATCATTGTCCATCAGATGCAGCGTGTAAGACCGTATTCGGTGATAAGTTCCGCCACACATACGCAGGAAAAGTAAAAGACCAACAATGCTGGATGAGCCACTATCCACATATGGCATGGCCCAGTTCTCACTACGGGTCATTTCACTTGCACGGACATTTGCACGACCAACGATCCCAGTATTGGGATTCCATTTGGGCCGACCGAAGAATGTTAGACGTAGCCCCCGAGTCGTATTTAAGAATACGCGGGCGGTTCGGAATCTGGAGTGAAGACGAAGTTTATGATTACATGATGGCGCGTAAAGGCCATGATGATGTAGAATGGTATAGGAAAAACAGAGGGGAATTAGAATGATACAAGTATACACCAAAAACAAGCCGACTAGATCTGGACACTATTGGGCTACGGAAAGTCTTGAAAAGGCCCCTATAATTTATCATGTAGGTACACATGACCACGAAACAGAGCTTACCATAGACACTAACGAGGGCTACTTATCGATTGATCACCCTGTCTTCGACGATATGCTATGGGGGCACTGCCCAATCCCAGAACCACTAGGAAGCAAGATATGATTATTAGGACATTACTGCTTGTTTTACTTTTAGCCTCCCAATCTTTTGCTCAAGATTTCTGGCCCCACGTAAAGCTGTCTGTGGAGAAATCCGCAGGAATAGAAATGTTCTCGGGCACAGTTATTAAGCATTCTGAAAAACTTAGAGTAATAACCTGTTGGCATGCCCTCTTAGGTTCCGAGAAAGTAGAAGAAGTTAATTGCTCAATCTACAGCATTGACAAACACTTGTCCGCAAGATATAAGCTGCAAGTCACCAAATTTGACTCAGAGCGAGACATAATGATTCTTGACTTTCCAGAAAAACCTCAAGAGAATATTAGATTCTTGGAGTTAGCCCAATTTGCTGTTCTGGCAGAGCGGGGTTATATCTCATATGGGTATGCCCTGTCTGAAGATATGATTAAGAATGAGATGACTAACCCAAATTACAAAGAAGTCATTACCAAGGAAAATGGATTTCCGTGCCTTAAATTAAAGGGCAAAGTTATTGACGGACTAAGCGGCGGAGCTGTACTCTACAACGATAAGTTAGTGGGGGTCCAATCCTCTGGGGCCGCTGCGACACAATCTGTACTATACTGCCCATCAGACCAAATACTGGAGTTTCTAAAATGACATGTTTTATGGGGATTCATCATAAATATTACATTAAATGGGTAAAGTGTAATGAGGGCGCCCTTGGTTATTGGTACTGCCCCGACTGTTTTACTACATTTCACGGTGTAATCCACAGAGCAAATCAAGATGGTTCTCCTTCTGCGTATCAAATTAGAGAATTGGATAAAAAGGAAGTAAGAAAATTTTTGCATGAAAATGTGAGTTGTTCATTAAGTCAGGTGAAGGGAATTCTAAAATGATCGACTGGTTTATCGAACAAATGAAAACAAACCAATTTATGTCTGGGGCAATTGGGGGAAGTGTAAGCTTTGCTATCCTCAACTACCTAAAAAGTTGGATTCTATTCGTATTCTTTGTAATCAAAAACTTCTTTATTAGAGAGATAACTCTTCTCTCCGCTACTAATAGAGAATTTTATGATTCATTTAATAAGTATGTGTCCCAATTCATCAAGCACCCTAAGAATATTAAGATAAGCAGTAAGCACACATACACCTTAACGTCATCAAATGGAAAGCGTGAATTTGGCTTAAACCCTCCACACGCCGTTAAAACAAAACACGAAGCAGGTTACGGGGCCCATTGGTTTTGGTATAACTGGTTTACATTTGTGAGGGTAGTTATTTCACTTGACCAAGACAATCATACAGAGTCTAAGACTGAGACCATATCTGTCTACTTTAGTGGCCTTCGACCTCGTTCTATGAGAAATAAGTTCTACGAAGAATTTTGCAGGTGGCACACCAAGGAAACTGTTGATCCCGGCTACTTCAAATTTAACGAATGGGGCAATGCCTACAAAATCAAGGGGATGAAAGAACGCCCGCTTGAATCAATTTTTATGGGCGAAAAGGATTTAGCTAGAGTAGATAACGCAGTCGCACAATCATTTGAGTCGGACGAAAGATTTGATAAACTTGGGCGTAACAAAACTATTGGCATTCTTCTAGAGGGCCCACCCGGAACTGGGAAGAGTAGTCTCATACAGGCTTTAGCCTCTAAATACAAGAAAGATATCTATTACGTTGACTTCTCCCCTAAGGAGGGTTCGTTTAGCAGTATTCTAAGTGCGGTGTCTGGTCTTCCAAAGAATACGTTTATTGTAATGGAAGATATAGATTGCTATGAATGTACTCACAAAAGAGACGAGGACACTTCTAAAAGTTCTCAACTGGCGACCATCCTAAGAATGATAGACGGAATTGATCTTCCGGATAATTCTATCATCTTCGCCACTACTAATAATGTTGATATACTTGACGAGGCGTTAACTCGGCCCGGAAGATTTGACGTCCGAATACACATGGGCTTCGCTGACAAATGTATGGCCCAAAAGATGATCGAGTACATCGACCCATCCAAATTGGATCTATTAGACGAACTTACATTCCCTGTTTCACAGGCTGAATTACAAGCAAAGATATTGGGGCGATAATGAAACTAAAGACTAAGCGAATAATTTGTTTGTACGGCGGACCCGGTTGTGGTAAAAGTACTGCGTGCGCTGGCTTATTCTACCAACTCAAATTGGACGGATATGAATGCGAAATGAATAGAGAATATATCAAAGACTGGGCGTGGAATAATATCCATCCGGCAGACGGAGATCAGTCTTATATCTTTGCTAAAATGGCCCGCAAAGAGAGAATTTATATGGCCAATAATCTTGATTTCATTATCACAGATTCACCGCTAATACTCACACATTTCTATGGCATGAAATATGATAAGTTTGAGCAGAAGTTCAATACTTCTTTAAGCATGTTGAAAAATCATCATGGTATTTGCCAAGAAAATGGCTATAAGATCGATCACTTCTACCTACGTCGGGCTAAGCCTTACAGTGGATCTGGGCGATATCAAAATGAAGAGCAAGCTATGTCTTGTGATATCGAGATGAAAGAGATGCTTAGGGATATGGGGATATCACACAAAACTATTTTAGCAGATAGATTCTGTGTAAGCAGGATTATGCTAGAAATGGAAAAAGATGAAGCTTAAAGATTGCTACGAAGAATTGATAGATAGACTCAAATCCCTTCAAAGATATGAGCTTGGACGAGAGGGGTGGCCCCGCAGTTATGACGTCAGGTGCGGCGGTCCAGATCCTGATGGAGAATATGTAGAGCTTGATAATGTAATAACATTGATCTTAGAAATGAAGGATAAAGAAGATGGTCAGTGAAAACACTAGAGCGTCAGACTGTTACTTAATAGTCCCAAAAGACAAAGAAAAGCCTATCCTTTCAACTGACTCTGCGAAAGATGTAGGTATTTATCTTTGGGGCCGCATGATTAAAGATTATACTATTTATAAAGCTGTAAGATTACAGTCAACAGAAATTTTTGAGATACGCGACGAATTAGAATCACGATAGTTAATGGCACCTGTATTTTGTTTTCGCCCTATATTTAACGGTTTCCACTAAAGAAAGATTTATAAATGAAAAGAACCTAAATGACAATATTTGACGAACAAATTGCCCGCAAGCCTAATCAATACCCTTGGACCAAGGAATTCATCAAAGCGATGCACGACGGCCAATGGAGTGATTCAGAGTTTACATTTTCGGGCGACAAGCAAGACTTCCGTGTTTCAATGACAGAAGAAGAGCGTGGGATTATCATGCGAACTCTGTCTGCTATTGGGCAGATTGAAATTGATGTAAAGAAGTTTTGGGCGAGACTTGGGGAAAACCTACCCCACCCGTCTCTCTACGATCTTGGTATTACGATGGCTAACATAGAAGTAATTCATAATAACGCTTATGAGAGACTTCTTGAGGAGCTGGACCTTAGCCACATCTTTGAGAACAATCTCAAGGAGGATGTTGTAAAGGGCCGCATCGCTTATCTAAAAAAACATAATCACAAGTACTACAAGGACTCTAAGAAGCAGTATGTGTACGCTTTGGCACTATTTACACTTTTTGTAGAGAATGTGTCATTGTTTTCCCAGTTCTATGTCGTACTATGGTTTGAGCGATATCGCAACGTCCTTAAAGACACCGCCCAACAGGTTAATTATACAAAGAGAGAAGAAGACATCCACGCTAAGGTGGGAATTAAACTGATCAATACAATTCGGGCGGAGATTCCAGAGTTGTTTGATTCAGAGCTTGAGGATAAGATCCTGCATGAGGCGGAGCAGGCATTCTTAGCAGAATCTAAGATCATTGATTGGATTGTGGGCGATTGGTCTGATAAACGTATCTCAGCTCACATTCTGAAAGAGTATGTAAAGTCCCGTATTAATGATTCACTTTATCAAATTGGATTTAGGCAAATCTTTGAGATTGATGTGAATGCTAGACGCGATTTCGAGTGGATGGATGAAGACACACTCGGTAATAACTCAACTGATTTCTTTTTCCAACGCCCGACAGATTACGCAAAGAATATTACAATTGACGAAGGGGATCTCATTTAATGAGTACCAAACAAGTAAAAAATACTTATGTCGAGAAATTAAAGGGACACGTCCCGACATTTATAACTACGTGTTCTTGTGGACACGAAAATGTATGGATGACGTCAGGTGTCATGATTTTATCAATAACATGTAAAAATTGTAATATTGTTAATCCAATTAAGTGGGATATAATCTAATGCTAAAACTTTCTCTTGAGAGATACACAAAAATTAATGAGTTGACTGAAAAATGGCATAATAATCTTTCAATTGAAATACCTTTATCTAAATTTCTAAATTTCTCTGAGGAGGAATATACTGATTTTGTACAAGGTAATTTTGAGATAGAATATGATCATGATTACCAAATAGAAATAAAGTTCGAAGACGCCACCATGCGTAAAAAGAATTATGATCAACAAACTGGTGTGACTACTATATTTCCAAGTTTTCCGTCGATATGTAAATTATCGATTCGTTCAAAACAAAATTACATTTTTAACTTCGAGTCGATTGGGTTTAATTTCGGTTGCTTGGGCTTTCTAAATAAGCCTGATATTATTAATTGGTTTGAAAACAACTGTAAATTTAATAACACTGAAAATTATGATATTGTTGACTACAACAAATTTATCAAATTCAAACTAACATCACTGGAATACTCAATTTAATGAATAAGTACTACTGGCTAAATCAAAAATCACGCGAATTCCTTTCTCGGGGCTACGTCCGCGAAGACCAAACTGCTGAAGAAAGAATTCTGGAAATTGCAAAAACAGCAGAGAAATATCTCAATATAGAGGGTTACGCGACGAAGTTCGAAGAATACATGAGTAGAGGATGGTTTTCCTTAAGCTCACCAGTATGGGCGAACTATGGGCTGGATAGAGGTTTACCGTGTTCTTGTAACGGAAGTTACATCAATGACACAATGGATTCTATTCTCAGCAAGGTGGCTGAGACAGGTTTTATGACGAAGTACGGGGCTGGAACGTCAGCCTACTTTGGGGACTTACGTGCCCGTGGGGCGAAGATTTCAAGTGGTGGAGAGTCCAGTGGGCCAGTACACTTCATGGAATTATTTGATAAGATGACTTCTGTAATTTCTCAGTCTAATATTAGGCGGGGATCTATGGCTGTCTATCTGCCCGTAGAACATCCAGATATTCTTGAGTTCCTTAAAATCCGAAGTGAGGGCAACCCAATTCAGGATCTCTCTATTGGGGTTTGTATCTCCGACGAATGGATGCGAGGACTACTGAATAAGGATAAAGAAAAAATCAGAGTTTGGGGGGCGATCATCAAGAAGCGATTTGAGAGTGGGTATCCCTACTTATTCTTCAGCGACACTTCTAACAACAACGCCCCACTGGTTTATAAGAACAAGGGCAAGCGTATTCATGCCAGCAACCTCTGTAATGAAATACATCTGTCCGCCACAGACGACGAATCATTTGTCTGCGTTCTGTCCTCGATGAATCTACTGCATTATGATGAGTGGAAAGACACAGACGCTGTTAAGGTTCTGACTTATTTCTTGGATACGGTGACTACCGAGTACATTAATAAGACTGTAGGCCTGAAGTATATGGCAGCGGCCCACAACTTTGCCAAGAGACAGCGGGCAGTAGGTTTGGGGGTTTTGGGCTGGCACTCTCTACTTCAAAGTAAGAATATTGCTTTTGAGAGTATGGAAGCTAAACATCTTAATGGTGAAATTTTCAAGACACTTAATCAACAGACGCTGGAAGCGTCCAAAGAGTTGGCTGAGTTGTACGGCGAACCTGAGTTAATGGTGGGAACAGGCGAAAGAATGGCTACAAGAATGGCAGTTGCCCCAACTAAATCAAGTGCATTTATTTTGGGCCAAGTCAGTGAAACCATTGAACCCATTGACTCGAACTTCTTTGTTAAAAAATTGGCAAAGGGCAGCTTCACCTACAAAAACCCTTACCTTAAGAAATTACTTGCTGAAAAAAGTAAGGACAATGAGGAAACTTGGCGGTCTATCCTAACTAACGGTGGGTCTGTACAACATCTAGACTTCTTGGATGAACATGATAAAAATGTGTTCAAGACATTCGGGGAAATTTCCCAGAAGGAAGTTGTTATATTGGCGGCCCAACGACAAAAATATATTGATCAGGGCCAAAGCCTTAACTTGATGATTCACCCTAAAACGCCCCCTAAGGATGTAAGTCAATTACTTATCTTCGGGTGGGAAAATGGAGTTAAGGGATTTTACTATCAGAAGGGCGTCAACCCAGCCTTAGCTTTGAGTAGATCTATTAACGAGTGTAAGAGTTGTGAAGGATAAACAAAATGTTTTACGGTGGCTTAAATGGTGATGGTTTCTTTGGCGAAGAATATGATGATAACTACGATGTAGGATATGATCATAGAGAAAACATTGGGCCATCATCAAAAAGCTGTAAATTCTGCGGCAAAGGTGGATTATACTGGCACAAAGATCATAAGGGCAAGTGGCGTCTATATGATGAAATATTTACGCATAATCATCAAACACTTCATGTTTGTAGCAAGTTTTCTGCGGCTAGGCCACGACAAAGTAATAAGATTGACATCAAACTATTAGGTTCTAAATATCACAAACACCCAGACAATAAATGTGGTACAGGGACTAATGAATTTTATGAAACAGAGTATAGACTTTGGGGTCTCTCTAGAGAAAAATACTGGAAAGTATACAAAGAGAATTCGCCAAAATGCCCGTGCTGCGGAACGCCAAGAGGCTTTTCATTTGGCACGGGAGATTGTGGTTGTGACGTAGGTTATAATAACCCTTATTCAGGATAGTAATATGACATTCTATGTAAAGTGTAACTACAAAACTCGCCAAGGTAGTGACCATGATGAAGGCGATGGCACAGAGTACAGCGGCTTCAGCCACGAAGAGCATTACGATCACTGGTTTGATATCTCTGAGAAGAAGATGGATTACCCCGATGGAACGTTTGGTTCCGTTGGGGATAAGTCCTACGTGCTTGCGGTTATCTATGGCGATGGGGGAACCTTTGGGCGGACGGATGGATATGTCCAATATATAGGGCCGTTTTGCAAAGAAAAAGCTGACCAAGTGGCATCGTTGGTCCTTAGACTACAGTTTGAGCCCAAATACTGTAAAAGAGATGTAACAAATAAGTTTGATCAAGACTATAAAGAATTGGTAAAACTTGTTGGTAGCGATAGGTTCCACGCAGATTGGCTAGGATATTTTTCTTCTTTCGAGGGTATGTTTCTGTTATGCTCAGACGGGGTTTACAAGAAATATGAGTAATGCAATGTATTTTCTAGGGGTGTGTATAGCTTTTCACGCCATTCTTAATTTCATCAGAAGTATGATGTGGTATAAGAGGGCCTAATTATGTTTAACGAAAGTGCGGGTGATGCTTTGTGGTGCCACTAACAGTTGGTGACTCACGAGTGATCTAAGAGGGATGCGTCTCACACACCGCATACGGGCAAAAGGCGAGAGGAATTACGCAAACAACAGGTTTCGGATAGTGTCTGTTGTGTGGTAGGCTATAAGCTCATGAGGCCACAAATTTCGTTGGTTCGAACCCAACTTTGCCCACTAACTTAATTGGAGAGAAAAATGAATAAGTATAAGTTACAGACTGGTGGATGCAGTTCTGATTATGGGGATGATTACTACGACCCCGGATATTCTTATTTGCAGATTTATAAGTTTGACGACGACGCTGGCACGTGGAAAGAGGTTTGGGAAAGTACATATGTTGACGGAGATGATCTGGGCGGACATAAGCTTATAAAAGAGGAATTTGTTCTTGCCATGAAAAAATTTGGACTAACACCTGAAGATGTACTTGACTTTGATAGTGATTGTATTTTTGACTGGGAAATAAAATGATATTACTTAGATTTTCATATCAAACAATGCGGGCCGGAATAAATTTGCCAGAACGTATCGTAAATGGGGAGGATTGTCTCTACCTGCTTCTTGAGGTGCCCCAAGGGGCTCCTCTGGGAGTTTGGGACGCTTTACCAAACGCTTGGGAATGTCTTGAAAGTTGTTATGGGGCTGAAGAATGAGTCTCTTTAAACACAGGTGGATTCCGAAATTTTTCTACAAGAAATTCGACGGCGGAAAAGAATCTGGCGTGACGGGATACTTCCTGATAGAGTGGAAGGCGTTATTCTCCATAGGGCTACTACACTTCAAGAAGGGGTCACGCGAGAACTATCACTCCCACGCGTTTAATGCCCTGACGTGGTTCCTGAGGGGCACTGTTACTGAAGAGAAATATCAGGGCGAAAAGAAAAATTTTGGGCCGTCTTTCTGGCCTAAGTTTACACCCCGCACTAATGTGCATAGGGTTGTATCTCATAGTGACACTTGGGCCCTTACCTTTAGGGGCCCGTGGGAAGATATTTGGTATGAGGTCACACCAGACGGCGACACTGTTAAAATGACCCATGGAAGACAGGTTTTAGATGGTAAAAGTTTGCCCATACTGCAAAACAACTGAAGATTGGGCATTTCTCAGCCCCAAGATAGTATGTCTAAATTGCAGGTATTATTACCTAGCTAAAAAAGAACAACGCGAATACGAAAAGATTTATGATATAAAGCCACCGGGGCCAGAAAAGAAAGAGTAAAATGAAAACATCAAATATCATCAAAGGTATGCAAATTCTGCAGAAGTATTATAACAGTGATAACCAGTACGTCTGCTCGGCGGAACACGATATCATCTATATGTTCGAGACAGATGTAGATGTATCGGAAGAAGATGTGAGTATTTTAGAGGAGCTGGGTTGGAGTAATACCGAAGAGGATTGCGATGGCTCATGGTGCTGTAACGTATGAATAAGTATATTTTCATGTACGAAGCAAACTACCCATCTAACCCCGAGGGATTTAGTTTTGTAGACGCGGATGAATCAACCCTAGAAGACGCCGTGCGTAAATTTCTCGAAGAAATGCCAAACATTACAAAACTGATTGTCGTAGATATCAAGCATACATACAAAGTCCCAATAGAACTTTACAAATGAAAGGATATTAATATGAAGCAGTTCATGTGAATGCAATAAATCGCCGCCCTAATTGAAGATAGTTTAAGTTCTTTCTTTCTTCAATTTTTCAAAAGGGTAAATACAATGAAGTACAAAATGGCAATAAAAAGAGCAAGAGTTAACATCAAATCTTTGGCGGCGGAAGCTGGTATAATCAGGAAAGAAATTAGGCGGACAAATGATGTTGGGGCGAAAAACAACCTACATTATCACCGTATGCTTAAGGTTCGCCCTGAAGCTAGATTAGCTAATTTGGCTATGGCGTTCCTAAAGGGCCGCCCTAAATCTAGCGCTGAGGTGACTGAAAAGCCACTTGATGTTAAGAGATTACATAGTAAGATTTCAACATTCATATGGGGCTCCACAAATATTGTTAGTCTACAGGACGTACAAGACTGGCTAAAAACTTAGAGGTTTCCGCCCGAAAGGGCAATTTGGCGTGTGGCGAAATAGTAAACGCATCGACCACCAAAGTCGAGATGAAATGGGAAAGTACTTAACCCAAAGTAATATGTAGGTTCAACCCCTACCACGCCGGTTCACTCTCATTGAGGGCAGTGATTAAAATGTTTCCAAAATATTAGGCATTCCCTAGCACGCCTATACAAGGCGCACCTTGCCCCGAGGATTCCGGGATATTTTAACTAACATCTAGTTACTGAGCGACCTGAGGGGTGATGGGAATATAGTGATAGACGACTAGTTGATTAACGTGATTAACTACATCGAGACAAGTTGTATATTTTGCAACGCACTATATCATCCCTTTGCGATCTAGAGCTGTATGGTATAGCGGCGGGCTTTCAATCCCGTGTCACGACGGTTCGATCCCGTTAGATCGCTTGTTATAATAAACTTACTTATAGAGTATGATATGTCGGCTATAAACGCAAAAGAAAAAACATGTAAACAATGCAATATTGTCAAATCGACTGAAAAATTTTACAAACAAAAACAACGTGGTAGTGCAAATTGTCACAGAATAAGACATTCTTTGTTATAGACTATAACGACGCGGTTATAGCTCAACTGGCAGAGCGCCGGGCTTCCACCTCGGATGTTGTCGGTTCAAATCCGTCTAACCGCACTAACTTTAACTGGAGGATTTAGGATGTTTGGATTTTTCAAGAAAAAAGAAGTGGCCCCACCGCCAATAAGAGAAGAAGTGACTATTCCAAAAGAACACGTAAAAGAGTTTTTGAAACTGTATGGCGACGCTACACTATATTGTTCACTTCCTAGTTTCGGGCTACAGCACAAGTATGACTTATGGTCTTACGTTGACCGTAAGGTAGGTAAAGAAATAGAGGCCGCTAAAGCCAAACATCCTAATGTAGAAAAATTTTCACTTTCAATATGCGTAGAAGATGTCCTAAATCCAAAGATAATAATCACAAAATCAAAATGAACCCATTCATGGTAGCATTAGCAGTAATACAATTCTTAGCTTGTATCTACGAGAGTTACTATGGAGAGTTTCCAAAAGCTGCCCTGTATTTTTGTTATACTGTTGCTAATGTAATCCTTTGTTTTATGTAGGAAAGATTATGCAAGTCGGAAAATACTATCTATCTGTAGAAGAAACTCACGGATCTATCAGCCAAGTCTATAAGTGCCATATAGTTGATGGTCTATGGACAGTCGGCTGCGGCAATTCAAAAAGAGAGGCTATGATCAATTGTGCGGCCACGGCTCTTAGCGAAGCCAAGAAGTTAGTAAAAGACTTGGAAGACGTTATAGAAAAAGAAGACGCCTACGCTACAAAACGATTCTCCCCAGAAGAATTTAATGAGCTAAAAGACTCGTATAAATGGACTTACTACAAGCACCCCGCCAATAAGTTTGTGTGTCTATATTGCTCAGAACCGGCGTGGCCAATGCGGGCTGTTCCATTCTATGGATCAGCAGTATACTGTGGAAATTGCGAAGAGGCATTAACTATGCGGACTAGTGGCGGGCAGTCTGACCCCTTTAACTGGAGAATGGTATAATGAAATATTATGCTGGCATCGGTTCACGCGAGACGCCTTTCAATATTTTAAGACAAATGATAAGCATAGCCGAACACCTAGACAAGATAGGTTACACACTACGCTCTGGGCATGCCGAAGGGGCGGACTTAGCTTTCGAAGTAGGGTCTTTCCACTCTGAAATTTGGCTTCCTTGGAAATCATTCAATGAAAATGCTAAAGATCCTCGACAAAAATACGTAGTGATAGATAAAAACGACGAAGAGGCGTTTGACAGCCTCAAATTCCACCCAGCTCCTAACAAGCTTGTGGGGCCGGTAAGAAACCTCATGGCCCGTAACTACCGACAAATCATAGGGAAAGACGGGGCCCCTAATAGTGAGTTTGTGGTCTGTTGGACTAAAGACGGCAAAGATACGGGCGGAACCGGCCAAGCCCTTAGAATCGCGGCCCACTACGATATTCCAATTTACAATCTTTACTTTCCAGAGAAATACGAAGAGGTTATGAATTTATGTTAACTGAAGAACAACAAGCGTGTAACTTTATTACAATGAGGCATATTGAAAAAGTAAGAAATTACATCAATAGAGTAATCTCAAACCTAATGGGGCGTGCCGAGAAACACGACCAGAGCAAGCTGGAATCACCAGAGGTGGAGCTATTCACAGAATACACCCCTAAGCTTGCTGCCTGTACTTTTGGATCTGAGGAATATAATCGCTTCAAAAAGGAAATGGGCGTCGCCCTAGAACACCACTACGCCCGTAACGCTCACCACCCAGAGCATCACAAGCATGGTATTAACGACATGACCCTTCTGGACTTGGTCGAAATGCTTGTGGACTGGAAGGCTGCTAGCGAACGCCACAACGATGGAAATATCCTAAAGTCTATTGAACATAATGGGCAAAGATTTGAAATGAGCCCACAGTTAATTCGTATTTTTGAGAATACCGCTAAGGAACTTTTCTAAGGAGGAATTATGAAGACTAAGTTAAAGCTTTCGGAACTCTTGATGAAGCTGTATCAAGGTGACTATCTGTCCGACGAAGAGTACAGTATGTATCTTCAACTGGTCGACGACCTTAAGAAGAAAGAAGAAAAGCATGAAAAAGCTAGAAGGTGAGACACTAAGATCTAACTACGGGAAAGTAGATAGGGCTCTTGATCTAAAGGGCGAAGCTAGTCGCAAAAACCCAATTAAGGTATTCGATTGGAATGCCGCCGCCCAAAAAATAAGAGAAGTCCAACCAAAGGTCGCCCAAGCCGGTCTTCAGGATGACTTCGAGCATACTGGGGCTGTAATATACCAAAACGGTCAAATCGTGACAAAAAAGCGTACTCACTTGTCAAGCACTTGGGCTATTCCAGTATTAGTATTAGATGATGAAATCTATGAGTGTTATGTGATGGAAAAAGAAACAAACTTTACAGGTGGCACAAAATGGCCCAAAAGTGCTATTAGAATTTTGAAAGGCGAATAATGAAATTTCTTATTGAAGCAAATGCGTTCCCAGAAGAACAAAATGAAATCCTTAGAGTATTGGATGAGATGCGAATTGAACACACTATTTGGAATCCAGACGGGCGACCGCCGTACCTAGCTGCTGACAATCACGTATTTTTTATTGGGACGATTAAGAACGCCCTAGCATTACAACGAGTAGGGGCGAGGTTCCAGATTTGGCTTGGAAAAGAATTTGATTACTCTTTCTTTGGATCACATTTGAACAATCTGTTGAACGATAGATTTCTATTAGTTACTTATGGGCAATTACTTAGAAATGTATTCTCTGATCCAGAAGCACTAAAAGACCATAGCCAAGATTATATTAGATCAAATTCTGGCTACAAAGTATTTACTGGTGGACTCTACAGTGCCCCTGTAGCATATGTAGAACTTGAAAAGGCTAATATTTTCCCAGAAGAAATCTTAGTGGCCGCCGAGGAAAAGGAAATCTCTGAGGAATTTAGATTAGTCATTCGCTCACAATATGATGATATCTCTGGGCTTTGGTTTAATAAGGTCGTAACTCAGTCAAGTTATCCAGACTACGGGGCAAAGTTGTCTGACGTCCAAATTAAGGGCATCGAGGCAGACTTAGACTCTGGCACATACCGCCCCTATCCACTGTGGATTCTAGATGTAGCGATTAGCAAGGGCGAAGTTAAACAACTAGAGGCTAATAGTATCAATACGAGTGGATTGTACCAGTGCGACTTCAAGGCAATCGTAAATGAAATTCTTGATATTGAGAAGAAAGAAATACAGTAATGGATAATGTAACTGTAACTGTCCAAATAGGAAACACGGATAATAAATTAACCCAATATGAGTGGTCAGTGTTTTGTAAAGACGTCGACTGGGTAGTGTCAAAATTAGGTGTAATACATTTTTCTGGAGGATCTTCTTGGGATAGACCATGGCAAAATGCGTGTTGGGTTTTTGAGACAGACAGAGTTAATATAAATGAGATCAAAAACTCGCTAAATTTACTTACAATTAAATACAAGCAAGATGCTATAGCTGTAACCATAGGAAAGACAGAATTCGTATGATAAAAATCAATAGCACTCTCTATAAGATAGATTCTAAGGGTAAAACTCGTACGTGGGAAGTCTACGTCGGATTCGACGAGGACGATATTCCCTACTATTCCGTGTTACACGGGCAACTAAATGGGCAGATGCAAAAGACAGAAGTCCAAGTCGCTGAAGGTAAAAATATTGGGCGAGCTAATGAAACAACTGCTACAGAACAATGTAGGGCAGAGGCAGAAGCCCTTTACACAAAGCAAATTGAGCGTAAAGGCTACTCCACCGCTGTCGCCCAGAAGCCCCCAGCCCTCCCAATGTTGGCCCACAAGTATTCTGACTACGCCCACAAGATTCAGTGGCCCGCAATCGCCAGCGTTAAGATAGACGGCATTAGAGTTATTATCGACATTAAGGACGGCGTTGCAAAATGCACCAGTCGCACCGGGACAGAGATAGTAAACCTTGACCATATAACTGACGAGCTAATAACCCTAAACACCGATATAACTCTTGACGGCGAACTCTATAGTAATGAACTTTCCTTCAATGATATTGTTTCAGTTGTCCGCAAGACAAAATCGAAGGACGAGAGAATGTATAAAATCTTCTTCTACGCATTCGACATTGTCGACGACAGCACCTACCACGAACGAGTTGTGGCCTTGGACCTTTTGTTAGTCGGCCTCAAAAATTCAAAAATAGTTCCGTGGAAAATAATAAAAACTGAGGACGACCTTTTCAGATGGCATAAAGAAAATGTTAAGGCTGGGCAAGAGGGCACGATGATTCGCAATTTGGCGTCCCTCTATCAACCAAATAAGAGATCGTACGATCTTCTCAAACTTAAGGAATTTATTGATGACGAATTTGAAATCACTGGCTACAAAACTGGGAAAGGCAAGTTCAAAAATATACCAACATTTACTTTGGTCACTAAAGACAAGAAAACTTTTGAAGCTGTCCCGAAAGGAACAGAAGAAGAGCGGGCCCTCTACTTAGCAAATGCTGACAGTTATATCGGGATGATGGCCACCATAAGATACTTTGAAATAACAGAAGACGGCGTCCCAAGATTTCCAGTAATGGTAGCAATAAGGAACTACGAATAATGACTCCAAAAGAAGCTAAAGATTTGCTAGGTTTCCCAGATAATTGTGTCCCAAAAATAAAAGCTGTTGGGGGCGAATGTTTCAGAGTAAACGTTTATGAGACCTATTCAGTTCCTGACTCAGTTATTCCACGCACTAGGCTCCACAGTAGTGCATACGTTTGCAATACAAAAGATGGTTTTAAGGATTTCACACTAAGAGGTAAATAATGATAGATAATAGCCCCCGCGCAAAAGTACAATCAAACGTAACATATATGCCAGCCAAAGTGTCAGAAAACACTGGGGCTATTTTCAGTATCTTAACAGAGTCTGTTTATTCCATGCCAAGAATGGCTGGTATTAGAGAAATTATCTCAAACGCCCTAGACGCTAACACCCGCACTAATTCCCAAGTGCCCATTAGAATTCAATATCCGTCGGCCCTAAACCCAGTGTTCTCTGTAAGAGATTTCGGGCCGGGTTTAACTTCGGCTGAAATCAGAGATCTATACACATCTTTAGGCTCTTCATCTAAAAAAGAAATAGAAAACGAGATAGGGTTCTTCGGAATAGGGGCCCTATCTCCACTTGCGTATGTAGAGCAATTTACGGTTAAATCCTATAAGGACGGCACCGTTACACTTTACTCAATCTTTGGGGGCGAAGACGGTGTGCCACAAGTCGCCGCTATTAATTCAGAGCGGACAGATCAACATGACGGCCTAGAAGTTAGCTACTCCATCAAGAGAGAAGAAATTACCCTGTTTTGTGAAGATATTAAGTACTCTCTTTCTTTTATTAAATCAGAGCTTTTTGAGTGCGGCCTGAAAATTGAGTACTTCAAGGACACCCTATCCAAAGTAGACTCTTTGAGTATCAAAATAGACGACAAAATTTTTATCATAGCCAATACATACAAGAATAATGGCTATAATAATAAGTTACTTAAGAATATGATCGTAATGGGCGGCGTCGCCTACGACATAGACTATAATCTTGTCGAGCGTTCGAATATCCTAAGTAATCGTTACGTTATCGTAGAAGCCCCACTGGGGTCTGTGTCAGTACAAGCGTCTCGCGAAAAATTGAAGATGAACGCGAAAACAGTCGCTTACGCGAAGTCGGTTTTACGTCATATTGAAGCTAATATTGAAGCAGAGGTGCAAAAGCAAATAGACGCCTCTGACAACTATAGGGATGCCCTAACGATTTACTCACGAATGGATATTATCAAGCTGAAGCCTATGAAGTGGAAAGGTCACAATCTCTCCATGGAATACCTCAAAGAGCAGCTTAAGAAGAACTTCACTCTTAAACTTAAGAATAAGAAGTCTTTTGTGCCTTATGATTCGGACGGATTTAATTATCGTTCATATCTCACAAACTACCCAGATCACCAGTTTATCATAGATGATATTCCGGCTGGCGGACTTACGCGAATAGCCGACAATGTCCCTCACGCATACTGCACAGTGTGTGTAGAACTATCTACCGAGAAAACTAAGGAATTTGCCGACAAATTTGGAGATATTTTCAAAATAAAAGCGTCTAGTCTTCCAGTAAAGAAGCGAGCCCCCCGAAAAGCGGGAGTAGTTAAAGAGAAAAAAGACATCTACAAACTCAGAAAGGGCACAACCTACAACCCAACTTTTATCAACATAGCAGAAAAGTTCAAGCCAGATCTAGAGAAATATGATGGTTATTACGTCATAATGAAGAATAAGAGTGTGTCACACAACAAAATGACATACACGCTTAGTGATGTATATTACGCTTCTACACCTCTAGAAAAAGATGTTATCGTTCTGGACTGGGAATTTGAAAAACCGCCCAACGGAATTTATCTTTTCGACGTATTAGAGAAAGAGGTTAATGGGCACATTGAACAATATTGGGCGGATTGGATTTACAAAGAACTGCAGAGAAACAACCTTCATGAGTTCTTAGCTAAGGAAAGAAAAGATTATGCTAATGGCCTCGCCAAGTTTTATAGAAAGTCAGACACCGTAAAAATAAAATATATGAATCAATTGTATTCATCTATGTGTTCACTAGGATTCAAACCATTAGATTTGGCCCAAAAATCCTCTAAGTTATTGGATAAAATTAGAAAGTCAATTGATAAAACAGTTGAAACAAATTATCCATTACTAAGCATAATAAATCAATACCATCTTAAAGATGCGAAATTCAAAAAACCACTAAAAGAGTATATAGAAAAGGGAGACCAGAATGTCTTTGAATTATGTTTTGACGAGTAACTCACTTTGCATTTTCCATGAAACTAAAACTGTGGAGATTAACAAAGACCACCTTAACTTCAAAAAAATCGTAGCGGCCCTCAACAGCTCAAGCGTAAGATTTGAAGAAATCGAAAATTTGGCCTGCGTGGCTAAGTCAGTATCCTCTAGCTCTGGGGGCAAGATTGAGGTGACGGACCTTGGGGTATTCTTCAATGGAGAGTTGATTCATAACTCTGTTGTTGACGCTATCTACGAATACCGCACGGCTGGGCTTGACATTAAGCCTATTGTTAAGTTCCTAGAGAATCTTATGGAAAATCCTTCTGCTAGTTCAATCGAGCAGTTGTGGAGATTTATTGAAACCCATAAGCTACCCCTTACCGAAGACGGCCACCTATTGGCCTATAAGTGCGTTCGTAAGGATTATAAGGATAAGTTCTCGGGCACCATCTCTAACACTATCGGGTCTGTCATTAAGATGGACCGCAATAAGATTTCCGACGACGCTCGTCACCATTGTGCCCAAGGATTGCACGTGGGCGGGTTGGCTTACTCCGGCCCAAATGGATGGTATTCGGGGCACGGGGACAAGTGTATTATCGTTAAGGTAAACCCTAAGAATGTAGTGTGTGTACCTTATGATCATAATTCCACAAAGATCAGAGTGTGCGAATACGAAGTTGTGAAGGATTATTGCGATATTCTCAAGAACACATCATATGACGAATGTTATAATGAATGTACTTGCGACGAAGATATTGATAACGATTATGATTCTATCTCAGAAGTCAGTTCGTTTAGACGCGGAGATATGGCTCTTTATCAAGACTCTTATGTCGAAGTTCTAAGTGACACTGAAGGCTATGATACAGTAGTCGTGCGACACGTTTGGAGTCAAGAATTAGAAATGGTTTTGGTCGAAGACCTAGAGGAATATGAAGAATGAAACTCTTAAATGTTGGGGCTAATGCTAAGACTGTAAAAGGAGACAAACTAGGGGAGTATCTAACAGGGGTACTCTACCTAGCTCCGGCTAAAACTTCGGGCTATCAAACTTGCCCTTCATCCACGGAAGGATGTCGGGCATCTTGTTTGTTTACGGCGGGGAGAGGTGTAATGCACTCCGTTGAAGCCGCCCGAATTAGAAAGACAAAGGAATTGTTTGAAGACCCGGATGTATTTATCAGGGATCTTAAGCGAGATATTCATGCCCTTGTTAATCAGGCAAAGTCTAAGGGTATGATTCCTTGCGTTAGGCTTAACGGAACTTCAGATATTTACTGGCCAAGCAAAGTGCCCCAGATATTTGAAGAATTCTCTGATGTGATTATGTATAATTACACCAAAGAAGAGAAGATTATGAGAAAGTATATGGATGGCAAATGCCCGCCCAACTACTATCTCACATTCAGCAGGTCTGAGTCTAATTGGAAGTTCTGCAAAACTGTACTCGATAACGATCATACAGTGGCCGCAGTCTTCCAGACCGTGCCCGAAACTTATGATGGGTACACAGTATTTAGTGCTGACGAAACAGATTTACGTTTTCTAGACCCTAAGGGGCAAATCGGGGGCCTTACCGCAAAAGGTAAAGCTAAAAAAGATCAAACTGGTTTTGTAATAAGAGGATAACATGATACCACTAGACGAAGCAGATTCAGGATACTATTGGGTGCAGATATACGACGGAGCAGAGCCAATGCACCAAATTTATTTTCAACGTGATGAATGGATGATTATTAGAATAGATCGTGAAAATGGAGATGGGTATGTAAATTTCCCAAAAGAGCGTAATTATGGGCGATCTTCCTGCACAATGAGATACTTTAAGGATAAGGTGGGAATAAATATCTCTCCTCTATTTAAGATAGAAAAACCTAACTGATGAACATTTTCTTTTTAGACGCTAACGCATATGGGTCTGCCCAGTCACTTTGTGACAAACACGTTGTCAAAATGATTTTAGAGTCCATACAGCTTCTATCTTCAGCACATCACCTCCACCCAATTGATAATGTTCGTCAGAAACTGGTCAAGTTAACACACCAAAATCATCCTTCTGCAATATGGTGCCGTTCGCATAAAGAAAATTATGTGTATTTAACTGTATACACACAAGCACTTATGATGGAATATTCTCACAGATATAGCGGAAAAGTTCATAGTATGACTGGCTTATTTGGTTGGCTTAATCTGCATATTCCAGATATTCCAGAGCTAGATGAGACTAAGTTAATCAAATTGGGTAGTTGGTATATCACCAAGCCGCCCCAATGTATGCCTGACGAATACAAGCAAGACGACACGATTGAAGCTTATCGCGATTATTACAAGCACGGTAAGCGGGTTGATAAAAATGGTAAAAATATGATGGTTTATACTAGACGATACCCACCAGCGTGGCTATCGTCAGAGATCAATTTCTCAGAGATGAATAATAAATTTAGGGCAGATTTGCCCAAAGAAAGCATCGTATGACACGACATAGAAGCAGAACTACAAAAAAGGCAGACGCAGTTCCACCAAAACAAAATGAGGCAGCGTCCACAAAGCCTGTACAGTATCGCTTTATCAAACCTAAGACCACAAACCAAAAGGAATATGTAAACTCAATCAAGACTCAGGACATCACAATCTGCTCTGGCCCGTCTGGGACTGGTAAAAGCTTGGTGGCCCTAAATACTGCCCTAGAGGATGTATTCTTCACAAGAGAGAGGGCTAAGATCTATGTAACTCGCCCTATGGTCGCCACGTCAGACAGAGACTTCCCATTCATTAAAGGCACGCTCTATGAGAAACTCGTGCCATACTTTGCCCCTATTCTATCCAACTTAGAAGACCTGTTGGGATCTCGTAAAGAACTTGAACGCCTTCTTGAAAACCGGACCATCGAGTTACAAGCTATTGAACTCATGAGGGGTTTTACCTACAAGAACTGTTACGTTCTGATCACCGAGGCTCAAAATATGACCATCCCACAGGCTGTCATGGCGATCACACGCTTGGGCGAAAACTGTAAGATGGTATTTGAGGGCGACACTGACCAACAAGACCTGCGGGGCGAGAGTGGCCTTGAATACCTTATAGATAAACTTCATCCGAGAGAAGACCTGTGCGGTATGGTCTGTATGGACGAAAAGGATATCCTTCGTCACCCACTTATCGGAAAGATCCTCAAACAACTTAATTACAAGGGCGGGCGATGAAAGATTATACACTGACAGACGGCGAAGTGACGATGGCCCACAAGGGATGTATAAGCTGCAAACACTGCTACATCCCCCAAGATTTCCTAACAGGTGTTGGTCTACCTGTCTTATATTGTAATGTGTCTAAAGACCGTCCGCGTTCGGGCGATGCCCTTAATGAACCCTTTGACTATTACGATGGGGATACCTATACAAAACAGCTTGCCGAGTGGCGAGCTTGGGAATCCGCCCATACTGTGGATATAAAGGGAACTTGTTCTCTATACGAGGCGTCTAAATGATAGAAACAACAATTGTATGTACGTGTGACAAGTGTAAAAAAACAATTATTCCCGTCGAAGGTATGTTTCGCATTAGTAGGACAGATGTTCCTCTTTCCTCACGAACAAACGCGACTAACTATCCACTCGCACACGACGGAGTGTTTATCAATTATTACGATTCTTACAAAGCATATCATGTATGTGTTTCCTGCTCTGAAGAGCTTATAGCCTTTTTAGAAGGGAAGACATGATACTCGGAGTAAGTGTTGGGCGGGGTTTTGACGACTACGGTTTTCTTCACAGGCAATTGTCAGCCCTAGAGTGTACCGAGATAGTGTCTGTCTCTCACGCTCTAGTAAAACGATTCTGCAAAGAAACTAATAAGCCTTACCAAGAAATCCCAGTTTACTGGGATGATATAAGGGGTTGTGATAACGTCAAAACCAATAAGTTCGGCAAGAAGTACAATGGCGATGCTATGAAGGACGCCATGAAGAGATTTGATGATTATGTTGAAAAAATCATTGAGTTTGGGGGCGGGGCGTACGCTCTCCCCAAGGGGGCTAAGGAAAAATTGATTGTGGGCGCGGATTTTAAAGGGGTCGCAGGGGCCCCTCCGGCCAAGAAAACCTATAAGTTTTGAGGGCAAAATGGACGAAGAAACTGTTGTAATAAGTAAAGAAGAGTACGAGTCTCTCTTAGAAGATTCCCTATTCCTAGAGGCACTTCAGGGGGCTGGAGTGGATAATTGGGAAGGTTACAGTTACGCTTGTGAAATTTTTCGAGAAGAAAATGGAGATAAAGATGAGTGAAGTTTATGAAATTGTTGCGTTCACTAAATATGCTAAAGTTTTGGAAGATGATGGGGACACCATCCTAGCTATGGATCTTGACTCTGAGAAAAAGTTTAAGATCAAAGGCACTGGTATCAGGACCGCATTTAAGTCATCTGACGCGTTCAGTGTTTCATATAATATGAACCGCACTGAAATTGTTGAGAAGCTTATCTCTGCTGGAGACACCCCTTTTACCGTCGTCTTTGTTAAGAAGGACGGCAAACTTCGCACTCTGCGTGGTAGATTGTGTAAAGACTCTGAGACGACAGACGGGCGATCTCAGGTAGAGGACTTGGATAAGAAGCAGTCTGACCGCATCCGCCAAGTAGACCATAGAACCATTAAATCGCTAATTATTGACGGGACGAGGTATGTTGCAAAATGAGTGAAAAAATTCAAACCAAAAAGAAAGAATTGCTGGATGAAGTAGTAACTGAAATCAAACTACAAGTTAACCAAAGAATGGATAATGGATTTGAAAAGTTTATTCAGTCTATTTTGTTATTGCGAGTAGACCAAACCAGCGATGTGTTTGGCGAAAAGGTTAATAGTTTAATTAAGGAATACACTAAGCTAAAATGACATACTCACTAGAAGAACACATTTGGGCTATCGAAGGGCTAATGCTCGGGGCAAAACAAACTGTTGCAAAATCTCTAAGAGTCCCTACACCAGAAGAGAGAATTCTGCGGGCGAAGCTAATTTACGAAGAAGCGCTCGAAACCATTGAAGCACTTGGGGTAGATTTCGTACTTGGCAAATTCATTGATGCTGGGGCAGAAAACTATAGCCCAGAAAAGGTGCTAGACGGAGCGTGTGATTTAGCCGTCGTAACGAATGGGACACTGATTTCTTGTGGTTTGCAATATGTTTTTGAAGAAGCCCTTGAGCGGGTTGATCAGAATAATCTAACAAAGGTTGGGCCGGGCGCTGTGTGGCGTGAAGACGGCAAGATGTTAAAACCACCGGGATACAAACCAGTGGAACTTAAAGACCTAATAGAAAAAGCAAAATCATAATGGCTATTGTTGTAAAAACATACGACTGCCCTTTTCTAAATTGCCTATATAGTTACTGTTTTCACCGTGCCTCATAGCGATTTCTTTAGTGGCCCAGAGTGGTTGATAATTTGTATAATGAAAACACAATTTTTGCTGATCTGGGTCACTTAAATCAAAAGACGCGCATGGGACAATATGGTCGAGGTGCCATCCATCTACAGAATTATTCTCTAGGGTCATACCTTTAGTGAATTTTGAGACTATATAGTCTTGAAAGAATTTTTTAGAACACCCTAATAAATTATACGTAGAATCTGATTTTTTACAATTTCTTACTTTGAGTGCCATTCTAATCCTACATCTAAGTGCTTTGCTTAGCTTGGCATCAGGGTTAGATTCAAGATAATTTTTCCGGCGACTTCTAATCTTACCTTGATTTATCACTCTGTATATTTTACTTTTATTTTCGATATTTTCTTTGTTTTTTAAATAATACTCCCTTTGCTTTTCTTTCGTACGGGCTTTGTTTTTCAAATAATATTGCGTTTTGTATTCCTTGATTTTATTTTTGTTTTTTATAGAATACTCCTTGATCTGCCCGTTGATCGTGTCTCTATTTTCATCTCTGTATTTTTTTTGATAATCTTTAATTTTTTCTTTGTTCTTTTGAGCGTATTCTTTTTGATATTTTTTTATGCAATCTTTATGCGTTTTGGCATAGTCTTTGTGATATTCACTAGACTTTTCTTTATTGTTTAGCCTATATTGTTTGCTTAAAACACTAGAGCGTTCCTTATTTTTTTCTCTGTAAATAGCGTCACATAGTTTACACCGGCCAGAACGCCCGTCTTTTGAGCTACTATTTTTTACAAAACACTCAAAATCTCTTTCGTTTTTACATTTACAACATGTTTTCATTATTGTCTCGATTCATACTTAAAGGGCGAAACCCCGCCTATTATATATTACACTATTTTCATAAAGTTTTTAACTTTTATTGACAAAAATAACAAAAATAACAAGGAGCTATTATGGCAAACGTAACAAAAGAATATTTGTGCGAAAAATGTGGAGAAATAGAATTTATTCAAAATCACGAGGAGGTATATAAAAAATGTCCAGTTTGTAAATCACCAATAGAAAGATTACTATCAGCAGCTATAATAGCAAAAGATGGGAGCCCGCGTACTATTGGAAAATTAATGGAGCAAAACAATAAGAGAAATAAGTACGAGCGTGAAAAAGTGATGGGCGAAAATACCGAAAAGAAATTGGCCAAACAGACCCACGTTAGAAAGCTAGCAAATGCTACGCCAGAACAGAAGAAGAGATACATCGAACGAGGAATACTATAATGAATATATGGGCCGTACAAGATCCTGATAATGGAAACTTCTTAACTCCTAAGTTTAAGTGGACTACACATCTTTATAAGGCCCGTTTATTTACCCATGTGTCAAATGCCAATAAAGCTAGGGCGAGTCTTCGTCAAAAATCGCCCAAGAAATATGTAGTTCAAGAATTTGAATTAGTTCACAGAAAGGATAGATAATGGATCATGATCGGCCCTATAAGGCTATCGTAAACATTTCATTTTCAATTTACCCGGTAGACGCTACTGGGGAATTAAGCGGACATTGTGTCCACCGAGCCCAATTAAAAGAAAGCGGCCTTAAGCATAAGACACTCGAAGTAAGCGGGAAAACTTATCAAGAATGCGTCGATTCCCTGAAACAAACAATGGATAGGATATTACAATGCAACCAATAACGTGCGAAGCGTGTAAAGCTATTTGCGCCTTTTCTAGAGACACAGACGGTGACCTAATGACCCTAAAGGTCAAGTGTGTTTGTGGGCACCTTAATGAAATCCAGTTCATAGGTTATCCAAATCTATTCGGTACAGACGATTACTATTTCGAATTTGTAGACGAAGATATGATAGAATGTCATAAAAGGTAAAAAATGAAAAAACGAACAAAACTAAACAAAGCTGACGAAGCGTATATTCTAGCCAATCTGGATAAGAACTCCCTAGAGATCTCTGAAGAGATTGGGTTAGACCAACTAGTAGCGGCGGAATTTATTAAAGCCGCGCGGGCAGAACGTGCTAAAGAGCCAGCTAGGTTGAAAGCTAATGGAGAAACGATTGGGGCGACTCTTACAACAGCAATGTCGGAATATGTCCCCAAAAAGACTACCAACAACAATCTAAACGCCCCGCATATTTTCCGTAGAAAAAACCAAAAGAAAGACTAAATTGAACATCACCAGAATAGCGGAAGAGATGATTCGTCGAGAGTATCTTAAGAAAAGTGTCACGCTTCCTGCGAAATTTTGGAATCTTCCTGAGTATAAACCAAAATATCAAATGCAGATGAGGCTTGGGGCGAAGTTCATAAGGACTTACGGCGAAGATGCTGTAACGAATGTTATAAATAGGGAAACGTGGTGCTTCTCATTGGCGGCTAAAAAGCTGCCCGATATGTTTGAGCTGGAAGCGTCGCGTCTTAAGAGGGTTGCATTAGCTGATAAAAAACAAGAGGTGGTCGAAAAGATAGACCCCGAAATACCATTGTTCCGTAAACTAGAGGGTAAAAAGCCCTCACTACTAGATGAGTAAAAATGGCTAAGAAAAAAGCAACCAAAGAAAAAGTAACAGACAACAATATCTTTACAACAGCAGAAGAGGCAATGCAACAGTGCGTTAACCTCTCTGTAATTCCCACTAGTCCCTCTATTGACTTTAGACTCGGCGGAGGAATTCCAGAAGGGTCATTCGTCTTAATCAGATCTCGCCCAAAGGTTGGCAAGACAAGCCTTGCTATGCAAATTGTACAAAATGCATTGGAGCAAGGCAGAAAAGTGGTTTTTGTAGACGCAGAATGCAGACTTAACGCGTACAAATACTTTCAAGTTAGAGGGTTCGACATTAAGAATCCTAACTTCATCATGATACGTTCGAAAGAGGGAAAGATTCTAAGCGGAGAAGAGATCTACCGCGAAGTTATAGCTCTGATGAAGAATCCAGAATATGCTGGAGCTTTGTTTGTTATTGACTCTTTCTCAAGAATTGTCGGCCAAGATACACTTGACGACCCAAACGTTCGTTCAGACAGAAGAGACATGGGCCCTAAGCTAAATGAAGACTTTTGTAAGAAGGTCGGAAACTTGTTGCGAGTGAATAGGTGTGTTCTAGTCGGCATTCAACATATGATGGTCGACACTTCCCCAATGGGTATGGGTAAAATAGTGCCAAAGGGTGGTAATGGTATTGAATATGACGCAGACATCGTACTTGAATCACGGCACAGACAACTTGATCTAAACGGCGAAAGTATCGCTATGGCTAAAGACGAAGATGAACTAGCTGGCCAATTAGCTCGGTGGGATTTACCCTACAATAAATTACTTGCCCCGTATGTCTCAAAAGAAAATGATAAGAAAATACTCAATTACTTCATGTTCGGTGAAGGTGTGTGGTGGGCGAAAGAAGCACTTCCAATTCTAGAAGAGATTGGGCTACTTGTTAGAGGTGGAGCTTGGTATACATTCATAACAGACCAAATCGATAAGAAAGTGCAGGGCGCGGACAACGCTATTGAAATTATTAGCGAAAACAGAGAGTATCTACAAAAGCTGATAGAAAATCATTATAGCGATACATACGGCGTAAGCTTTGAATTCGTGCCCCCAGAACTAGAGGAAAGTGTAGCATGATAGAAGTAGAAATAGATAAGGATATCTTAGCTAGGGCTGCGGCTCGGGCGGATATCCAAAAAACTAACATCTACTCTTTCACTACAAATGGGAAATTGTACGGTATCCTCGCAGAGGAGCTTTTCCTCCATAAATATGCGGGCGAACTTAAGAACACAAAGCATTATGATGTTCTTTATAAGTCGCTAAAAGTGGATGTAAAAGCTAAAAGCTGTAAGGATACTCCTCTTCCTAATTATACCGCTTCCGTTTCTGATTACCAGAAAAAGCACGGAAGTGACGCCTACGTCTTCTATAGGATTCAAAAGGATCTTAAGAAGGCGTGGGAATTAGGGGCGGCGCTTAAGAGCGACTTTTTCGAAGAGGCAACCTTTGTTCCAATCGGTACGAGGGACGGCCCATTTGTGTGCAAGGTAGATATGTGGAGCCTTGAGATCAGTAAGCTAAAAACAGTAAAAGAAGTATTTGGAGAATAATATGAGTACATGGACAAAACCACAATTTAAGGAATGCCTTAAGTCATTGATTATGGGGCGAGTTTTATCTGAAGAAGAAATGGAAGAAATTCTTAATCTTACTTGGGATGACTTCGCGAAGTGCCCCAATGTATTTCGCAGAGTAATGGATCGATTGGAAGAAAATGTCCATTAGGTTTATTGATTTTGATGGCAAGGAACATATCTTCAACTTTAAGAAGATTTGTAAGGATTCTAGCTCCCCTAGTGGATTGCATTTGTCCGCCAGAAAGCTACTGAAATCACGGTTTCCATTCTCAACCATCTACGAAGAAGTACAGCTATTGGGCACTGGTCTAATAGCTGATTTTTTCATTCCGGATCTGTCGATCCTAATTGAAGTACACGGTGAACAGCACTATAAGTTTGTGAAGCGATTCCACAAGACTAAGGCTGGGTTCAAGAAATCACAGCTACGCGACCAGAAGAAAAAAGACTGGTGCGAACTCAACGACATCATATTCATCGAATTACCTTTTGACAAGGTAGACGATTGGCCCAATATAATCAAAGAGGTACAATGACACTAACTAAAGAGATTGAACAAGTAATCGCCGAAAATGACACAATGATTGGGGTCGCTAAGGTCGACCACGTAGATACGGACTATGAGTACTACCTCAACTTACCAGAAGATGAATTGCGGGCGATGTCCAAGGAAGACTGCATAGCGGCCCAGTATATTCTTACGAGGTACTCTATCTCCATTCACAAGAGAATTAACCTGCTTAAGAGCTTCTATGATGCCAACTCAATGCTATTCAACAGAGCCCTAATTAAGGTCTACCACTCCTATAACGAGTTTCTGGGCAAGGACTTGATCACAGCGTCTGCGGCGGCAGAGCATTCCAACATCGAGAAGATGCAAACGGAAATGGTAAAGCTTAGGGCAGTTATAGACTCCATGGACGGGGTGGTAGATAAGGTAGACTACATGGTTAAGATATTCAGCAATTTGGCCTATACGAAAGGGCGATAATGTTACGAAGAAACTTCTTACGGCTTGCAGCCGGAGCGATGGTGGCTGGGTCGACAATCGGCTTGGTCGCCGCAGAGAAAAATGTCGAACGCTCTCAATTTATATCATATACGGTTGTCTATCTAAAAGATTCTCACACTAATATTGGTAACAAAAAGTTCGTCCAACTTAAGAGTGGAGATTGTATGTGCTTTTATCTTGACGATAAAGGCCATATAACAGAGAAGCAGTACATTATGCTTAGAAAAGCAGATAGGCAAATGGATATGGGTGAATTCGCGCAATATTGCGAAAAGCGATTCAAGAGCTACAACCTAGAGTATTTTCAAATTTACAGCAAAGACCTTACACGCACCAACGTGTTTGCGGTGATAGACTATGGACAACCCAATATCGGTAATTAAGGGCGATGAGCTATACGTCCACTACGGTGGGCGTGGCCCACGAGAAAACACGCTAGAAGAAGATAATGAGCTTTGGTGCAAGAGCGTCCTGAATAAGGATCTCTACTGCCTACTAATCGTGTCCTTGGACAAGATGTCAGACGACGACAAGCGAAAGATATTGGATTTCATCAGGCACGACATACTCAAAATAGAAAGACTAAGATGTCCGATCATACCTTGTCATTTATAACGATTACGGACGCAATGTACGTGTTTGATGTGGCCCACGTAAATAACGTCGTTGAATTTATCTTTGAAGTGCCAGATGAAGATAATACAAAATTTTTCTTTGAAGGAAATTCATTCGTCTGCGTTAGAAGAATTGGGGCGCTAAAATCCACAATAACATATGAGATAAATGGGTCTATCTTCCCTTTTGAGGACGGAGAAGTGTCGAATATGGTATCTATAACAGAGAGCCTAACTACTAAGAATAGGATTAAATAATGGACAAAGAATTAGTACATGACATTGTTTGCGTTATTGACACAGGGGCGTGTGAAGCGTCTATAATTAAGGATTTGCCCAAATACTCAGCAGAGGAGGTATCAGCCTGCCTTAAAGAAATGTTGAGGCTCGGCCTGTGTGAGGACCGAGGGGCGTATCTTGTGTTTATGTACAGGCACCCAATGGCAAAAGAATATTATCAATGTAAAGCCTCTATGGAGTCATAATGGCTAAAATAACAAGCTGTGTTAAGTGTCACGTATCTGATA